ATGGATAACGGAAGCTTCGACCACAGAGTCGCCGAGCTCGTCGCCGCAGCGATCGACGAGACCGGACCGTCACGCAACGCGGTCGCCAAAGAGGCAGGCGTGCCGTACGCCACCCTCGACCGCAAGCTCAAGGGCATCGCCCCCTTCAACGTCTCCGAGCTGAACAGACTCGCGCAGGCAACAGGCAGAGACGCCGGGGACTTCATCCCCGCCAACGTCGAGGCGGCGCTCTGATGACCCTCGAAGAGCGGCTCACGGCAGCCGCCATCATCCTCCGCGACGCGGTCGAGAAGTTCGACGCCGAGCAGGCCGCGCGCGAGGCTCAGCACGCACCCCTGGCGGTGGCATCATGACCGCCGTCGTCCAGGTCATCGAACGCGATGGCGAGATGCGGGTATCGTCCGAGGCTGTCGCAGGCGGGTCAGGTGTGCAGCACAAGAACGTGCTCGAGCTGATCCTTGCGAACATCACGGATCTGGCGGAGTTCGGTGAGGTCGCGTTTGAAACGCGACCTGGCTACAACAACGCCCCCGTCCGGTTCGCGCTCCTGAACGAGCAGCAGGCGACTCTGCTGATGACGTTCCAGCGGAACACCCCCCAGGTGCGGGAGTTCAAGAAGGTGCTTGTCCGCACGTTCTTCGAGATGGGGCGCAAGCTCGCCGCGTTGGCGGTTCCGCAGACCCTACCGGAGGCGCTTCGCGCGTACGCCGCTGAGGTGGAGCAGCGTGAGGCGCTGCAGGCGAAGGTCGCACTGGACGCACCGAAGGTGTTGTTCGCTGACGCGGTCGCCACGGCCGACACGGACATCCTCGTCGGTGACCTCGCAAAGATCCTCCGAGGCAACGGCATCCCGGTCGGAGCGAACCGCCTGTTCGAGATGCTCCGCAATGACGGGTTCCTCATCCGTCGCCGCGGCACCGACTGGAACATGCCCACGCAACGGTCGATGGAGCTCGGCCTGTTCCGGGTGAAGGAAACCGCTGTCACCCACAGTGACGGGCACGTGACCATCTCGAAGACACCGAAGGTGACGGGCAAGGGTCAGGCGTACTTCGTCAACCGGTATGCCGGCCGGTTCATGGAGGTGGCGTCGTGAACGCCTTCACCGCATCCAACGGCATCAGCGTTACGCCAAGCGCCTCCATCGTCGGGGGAACTTCCGTGAACGACGTGGCGCTGCACAAACGCGAGGCAGACGCTCTGCGTGAGTTCTTCCAGGCGGAGGCTGACGAACGCCTTGGCCGGTGGCGTTGGCCCGAGAACCCCGCCTACGTCGTCGCCGCCTACTTCGATGCTCACCCGGAGCCGAAGCCGTGGCACGGCGCTGAGCCCGGCGACGTCTTCCTAGTCACGTGGCCCGGTTCGGAGCGTGAGGAAGCAGTGATAGTACCCGGCGCCTGGCCGAAGGCATGGGAGTGCGTCACCTCGGCTCGTCGTATCTGGCCGGAGGTGTCGTCGTGATCAACCCGGATCAGCTTCCCGCGTGGTTCGCGGCGCCTGTGGGTTTCGTCGTGTGGGTCGCGTTTTTGGCCCCTGTTGTCCGTGATGTTGTGCGGTCCCGCCGCCACCACTGACACCCCCCATTTCACTCCACCTTTTTCTCATCCACGAAGGGCACATTCGTGAACCTCTTTCAGCGACCCCCGAGACCTCCCCGGACAGACCGTCCTCAGCGTGTGCTGTGGATGCTGACCGGCAACCGCCAGCACACCTACCTCATTGAAAACCCTGACCGGGAGATCGCCGCCGAGGTGGCCGGTTTCGCGTCCTGCCCCGCCTGCGGTGTCGTGTACACGCCCCGCCTGGCCGAGCGGATCATGTCCCCGGCGTTCCTCCGGGCGCAACGGTGGGCGCACGCTCACAACGCGGAACGCCACCCCCGCCGGTGGCTTCGTTCCCAGCACTTCCAGGCACCCATTCCCGCTGAGATCCGTGAGCGGGTGGCGTCATGACCGAAAAGCCAAGCATCGACGAGGTCCGGGCCCTGGAGAAGTTCATCTCTTACGACGGTTCCGCCACCCTCTTGCGGACGTTCCAGGGCATCCTCCGCAGCCAGGAAAAAATGCGGGCTGCCCTGTCCACCCCGCCCGCCGACGACGTACGCGAAGCGCTGGCGGCGATCGTCAAGCGAACCTCACAGGCGTTCGGCGGACCCAGCCTTGCCGAGTTCGCGAACGATCCCCCCACGCGGAAGCACTACGCGACGGCCGATGCGATCCGCGCCGCGTTCGAGGTCCGCCCGCACGGGACGGTCACCGACGCCGCCGATGTGGACTCGCGCCTTCGGGCAGCGCTGGCGGTGTACCTCGATCTGCGCACCGTGGCCCGCGTCATGGCCGATCTCGAAGCCGCACGGGAGGTCCACCCGTGAGCGCCTGGATCGCGACGAGCGAGCACCTGCCGGGTGAAGGGGTCGCCGTCGAAACGAAGATCGACGACGAACGCGGCGCCCGAAACCACGCCATCTTGAAACGCACCGGCGGTCTCTGGTTCTTCGCCGACGGGTCGATGTACGTGTACTACCCGGCCCACCCATTGGCGGGAGGTCCGTCCGTGACTGTCGTTCCTATCCGTGAGGCGACGGATGCGGAGGTGGAGGCCCGGATGTTGTCCGCGTTGCGGGCATTGTCCGCCGGGTGCCCGCACCTGTTGTCGTTCATGGTCGACCGGGAGGAGCTGGACATGCTCCTCCGCATCGCTGACGAACGCGACACCCTCCGCCGTGAGGTGTGCAAGGAACCGTCACGCCCTGACCCGAAGTACGTGGTCCGCACCTGTTCGGACTGCCACCACGAACCGCACGGCATTCGCATGCTCTGCATCAACCGTTTCTGCGCGTGCCGCAACGAAGGGCCCACCCGATGACCAAGAACACGAAACCCCGGTGGGAGGTCGGTGACGCGTTTGTCGTCGGCTCCGTCCGCTGGGCCATCACCGCCCTCAACAACAAGACCAAGGCCGTTCATGCAAAGGCCCTGTCCACCACGAACCACGGCATGCGGTGGACCACCACCCTCGACAAGCTCCCGGAGAAGACAGCATGACCATCACTCAGCAGACCCCCCGTGTCGTCGTCCCCGGGGACGCCCCCCGCGTCCAGTGGATGGCCGAGCGCGGCGAGGGTGTCACCGCATCCGAGGTGTGGGAGATCGCCCGCGGCGGCATCAAGACGTGGCGCCGCATCCTCGAGCAGAAGATGAATGGGTCGACGTTCCGCGGCAACCGTGCCACGAACGCCGGCCACGCCCGCGAGGCCGCCCTCCTCGACGAGGCCGCCGACGCCCTGGACGCCGTCGAGCCGAATAGCGCCCTGTGGGCTGCCGCGAGCAACGATCTGTTCCGCGCCACCCCGGACGGCATCGGCTGGGAGGACCAGCACGCCGTCGTCGTCGAGGTGAAGTCGCACGAGCACGGCTGGGAGCACGACGGCATCCCCATGGATCACCTCGCGCAGATGCAGTGGCAGATGCTCGTGCTCGGCGCCGTCCGAGGCCTGTACGGCTTCGAGGTCCGCGACGAAGACGACCAACCCCCGCTCAACGGCGCGACGTGGATCCCGGTGGAGCGCGACGAGGAGATGATCGCGTGGCTCACCGACCGCGCGAACGCGTTCCTCGCATGGCGTGAGGCCGGATGCCCTGACGTCATGCCCCTCCCCGCAGACGTGGAGGCCGCTCGCGCGGCGTGGGTGCCACTGAAGCGCGCCGCGGACGCCGCCGCCGCCGCCGAGAAGACCGCGAACGCCGCGCTCAAGAAGGCCATCGAGGGCCAGCCCTACGCGCGCCGCTTCGGCCACGTCGGCATCGGCGAGGACGGCGGCTACCAGCTCACCGTGAGCGAGTCCCGCTCGATCGACGAGGCCGCGTTCAAGGCCGCCGACCCCGAGGGGCACGACGACATGGAGCAGCTGCGCGTCGCGCTCGCGTTCGCGGAGGCCGCTGCCGCCCGCACCTACCCGAAGACCACGCGCAGAACCGCACTGCGTTACCAGGAGGCATGAGTCATGGCCCGCAAAGAAGACGACCCGAGGTGCGAGCGACCGTCGCTCGACGTCATCGTCACCAACCAGCCCGGGGACTACGACCGAACGCGCTCGCACCGATCGGCGTGGGTCTGCTCTGACGTGGCGTGCGTCATCGACGCAATGGCCTGGGTGACGCGCGGAACCGGAGATCCCGCATGGTGGCGCGTCGGCACAGAGGGCGAGTGGTCCTCGCAGATGCCGACGCCCGAATTGATAGCAGCAGGAGGCGCACGATGACCGAACGCAGAACCATCAGTGTCGAGACAGCACGCGCCGCCGTCCTGGCCTCGGGCGAGCTCGAGATGCTCGACGGACCCTACTTCCTCGCGGAGGAGGACGGTGCCTGGCGTCGATTCCACTTCGGCGGTACGCCGCCGATTGCAGCCCGCGTCGTCATCACCCGCCGCGGCCACAGCCCCCGCGAGGTCATCATCGGCTGGGACGAGTACGAAGCGCAGGATCAGACGGACCCCGACTGGAACGCCACCCGAGCGCTCAAGCCCATGACGATCTTCGGGTCCGAGGTCGAGCGTCACGCGTACCGCGTCACCTTCGCGGACATCCTCGCGCCCCTGCTCGCCGCCGCCCCCGCGGCGCCCGACGACGGGCCCGCCCCGTGGGAGACGGCCGCGAGACCTACTCGTGACTGGTTCGCCGAGTTCGCGCTGGCGCGGAGCATCGAGGAGATCGACGCCCTGCATGTCGAGGCGCGCGCTGCACAGGCGTACTCGGTGAAGGACAGCGCCCGCCTGGACATGGCCCGCCGCAACCGCCGCCGCCAGATCGAAGACCCGAGCCGTGCATTCGAGGGCGCCGCCGCGGCGGTCGTCGCAGAGATGGACGAGATCCGACGCGCCGATGACGCGGACGTGTGGGCGCCTGGACCGTCTGAGAACCCGCAGGGCCCAGCCGCCGCCGAGCGCCTCGCCGAGCTCAACGAGATGGTCGCACGTCCGCGCCCGCAGGATCATCTGCCGTCGAACCGTGCTGGCCGCCGCGCCCAGAAGCGGAAGGGGTCGCGCCGTGGACGCTGAGCAGTATCTCTCCTTCCTCGAGGAGACGACGGGCTACATGGACGCCATCACGCACATCAAGAACGGTCTGCAGGGCCGCGGGTGGAGCGAGGAGCAGGCATCCGCCGCGGCGCGCGAACTGTTCGCCATCGCCGCGATGCAGCAGAACCAGAAGGGGGCGCGCCGTGGACGCTGACCCCACCACCGGCGGGATCTCCGACCAGGGCCCGTCCGTCGACCTCGTGCCGCTGAACCTCGCCAGTCTCGACGAGGACGAGCTGATCCACCTGTTCCCCACCCCGGTGCAGTGCGCCGGTGCGCTCCTCCAAGCCCGCCAGGCCATCGCCCGAGCACCTGAGATCCTCGCGGGCCGATCCAAGGCCGTGAAGGACGCGAAACGTCTCCTCGCCGCCGCCCGCGGCTACGCCCGCCAGAACGCGCAAGGCCGTGACGCGGAGACCCGCAAGCTCGTCGCTGAATCTGACGCGTCCGTCATCGAAGCGTGGGAACACCTCGACGTGTGCGAGCTCGCCCTCGAGTACGCCCGCGAACGCCGCAAGTCCCTCTCCGAAGACATCGACATCCTTCGCTCGCTGAACGCCAACTTCCGCGGGGAGCACTCGTGATCAGTGACCTCGAGATCCGCGACAGCGAGAAGTGCCTCGGCTGCGGACACCGCAACATCTCGCACGCCTACGCGCCGGTGCTCGTCGGCTCAGGCATCGGAATGGGGGAGTGCGGAAAAGACCCGTGCGGGTGTCACGCGTTCCAGCGCCCGCCCCGCACGCCAGCGTCCGAGTGGCTTCCGGGCGACGTGGTAGTGGGCTGCGGGTGGACCATCCACTCGGTCGCGCACCGCATCTCCGCCAACCCGCGGCTGCGCATCGTCATCGTCGAATGGGTCGAAGGGCTCGACGAGCACTGGGCGCCGTCCATGTTCCCCGTATCCGAAGGCCATCACATCGAGCGTGACGGGGTGCCGTCGCCGACCGCTCCCGAACCGACCATCCCGGAGGATGCTCCGATCACCGGAGGGCTGCTCGACCTGCTCGGGCTGATGGCATCATGACCCGTCCTGGTGAGTTCTCGCCTGCCACGGTGCAGCTGATCTGGGACCGCGACAAGGGCCGGTGCGCCATGCCCGGGTGTGAGCGCCCTCTCGTGCGTGAGCGTCGCGCTGAGCCGTTCGGCGGCTGGTCGGTGCAGCACCGTGAGGCCCGCGGGCCGGGTGGGGTGAAGCGCAACAGCGACCGCCCCCACCTCGTGCTCCCCTCGAACGGTGTGCTGCTGTGCGGCACCGGAACAACGGGATGCCATGGGGACGTCGAGCATCACCGCGACAACGTCGACCCCGCGTGGGGTTTCACCGTGTCCCGTCTCGGTATCGCACGACCCGCCGAGGTGCCCCTGTTTCACGCCACTTTCGGGTGGGTGCGTCTTGATGACTCCGGCGGATGGGAGACCGCAGCATGAGCGGCCTGAAGTCCGGCGAGCTTTTCGCTGGCGTCGGTGGTCTCGGGATGGCCGTCGACGACGTGTTCGGGTCGGATCCGGCGTGGTTCTGCGAGTTCGACGCCGCCCCGTCCCGGGTGCTCGCGCACCATTTCCCCGATGTGCCGAACTACGGCGACGTAACCAAGGTCGACTGGGCCACCGCGCCGCATGTTGACATCCTCGCCGGCGGGTTCCCCTGCCAGGACGTGTCCCTCGCGGGCGCGCGCCGCGGCATGAAGGACGGCACCCGCTCCGGTCTGTGGTCGGAGTACGTCAAAGCCATCGACACCCTCCGCCCGGACTGGGTCGTCATCGAGAACGTGAGAGGACTGATCAGTGCCCGAGCCGATAGCGAGGTGGAACCCTGCCCGTGGTGTGTGGGAGACGGAGACGATGAGTATCATCTGCGGGCACTCGATGCCGTACTCGCAGACCTTTCCCGTCTCGGGTTCGATGCGGAGTGGACTGGTCTTCGAGCAGCCGACGTCGGCGCCCCTCACGGACGATTCCGATTCTTCATCCTCGCCTGGCCCGCAGAACGCACTCTTGCCGACGCCGCAGGTGGCGGACGCGACGGGTGGGCACGCGGCGCGGTCCGGGGCGCGCTCGAGCGAGCTGCTACTGCCGGGTGTGGCAGTGAGTCTGGCGACCTGACGCTGCTGCCGACGCCGACTGTCGTCATGAACGACGGCGAGTCCGTCGAGTCATGGTCGGCACGCCGCGACCGGGTGAAGGCGACCGGGGTGAACGGCAACGGCATGGGAATGCCGCTCCCCATCGCTGTCCAGCTGCTGCCGACCCCCATGGTCGGATCTTCGTCGCCGGCCGCTCATGGTCAAATCAGCGGCGACTTCCGCGCCCGCATGGATCGCGTGATCGAGCAAGTCAAGGTACTGCCGACACCTACGGCTCGTCTGGGCGACAAGCACGGACGGGGAGCTTCTGACCCAACTCGCCGCAAGGAACTGAACCCGAAGCGCGGCGGAGAGTTGGACGAAGTTGCTGTGCACGTCGTGCCGGCGGACTGGGGCCCCTACACGGCGGCCATCGCGCGGTGGGAGGCGGTCATGGGCCGCCCCGCCCCGTCGCCTGTGCGGATGGACGGGAGGGGCGGGAAGGCCCGCCTGAACCCGGAGCTCACGGAGTGGATGATGGGCTGGCCAGCCGGGTGGGTGACCGCTTCGGCGCAGCTGTCCCGTGCGGAGCAGTTGAAGGCGTGCGGGAACGGTGTCGTGCCGCAGCAGGCCGCAGCGGCGCTGCGGATGCTGCTCGCTCGCCCCGGTGTGCCGGCTGTGCGATCGGCGGTGTCCGCATGAGTGCCATGCCTGAGTACGCGATGACCTACGTCGTCGTCTTCCAGGACGCAGCGGGTGTCGGCCGTCACATCGTGAAGGTCGGTCGGGCGTGGGTGTCGTCTCGCTTGGATGAGCTCGCCCGTCTCGGGGGTCAGGTCATCCTCGCGCCGCGGGGGACGGACGCGTCGTGGGAGCGGGAGGCGTTGCGGTCGCTGCGCACCCGGTTCCGTCGTGCGTTCACCAGCTGGGGTGAGGCGGAGACCGTCCTCGGGAAGGGCGGCAAGGGGTACACGGAGTGCGTCGTCGTCCGTGATGAGGAAGTGCAGTTGGCCCTCGATCTGATCATCGAGGGTTTCGCGAGAGGGAACAGACGGAGTGTCAACCAAGCAACGCATGATCAACCCGTCGGACTGGGCGCACCTCGCCGCCGCCCCACACGACGCCATCCCGCTCGCCGTGTGGCTGTGGCTGAAACTCGACCCGATGGGTCGGGGCCCGTTCGACGTCGACTGGATCGCACACGACCTGTACCCACCGGAAACTCCGGACTGGGAGGCCGCGAAGGACGAGGTGCTGGGGCATGTGCTCGCGTTGATGGACGCAGGGTTCCTGTCCACGTACAAGGCCGACGGGCGGGAGTGGCTGCTGTTGTTGCACCCGTTGCGGGTGGACATGCGTGGGGTGACGATCCGAACCCCGGAGCCGGAGTCTCCATGGACGTCCGTGGCTATGGGGCGAGGGGGCGCGAGGGAGCGGGCGCGGGAGAGGGTGCGGGCGGAGAACGGCGCGAGAGCTGCCGCTTGGGACGCGGTGCAGGCCGGCCGCGAGGAGACGCCGGAACGCCCCACGAGACCGCTGCGGATGGACGCCCCACCCCGGTACTGCTCCAAGCACATGCCCCACGGTCCCGGTCAAAAGAAGTGCGGGCCCTGTCGGGATACCCGCCTGGATCAGGACGAGTGGCTGGAATCGCGGGTGTACGAGCAGAAGCTCGCGGACTACTACGAGCAGACCGACGACTGGGAGGGGCGGGCTGATGGGCCAGGCGATGAGCCGTGGTGACCGGAACCGTCTGGCGCTGCTGGACACGTCACTGTCCAAGCTCGAGACCGCTGAAAAGCAGGCGCTGCTCGAGCTGAAGCGGGCCGGGTTCACCTTCAAGACCATCGGGCAGGCGAGGGCGTTCCAGGAGCGCGCGCGACTGCTGGTGAGGACGCAAGCCGAGGCGATCTCGGACATGACCAAGCACATGAGGAGCATCGAGAAATGACGACCGAACGAATCGACCACGCAGCGAAGGCCCGCGAAGTGCTCGCTGAGATCGAGCAGATGGACCCGCAGACGCAGTGGGTGGAGATGACGCAGAAGCAGCTCATCGCGACAGCCAACATCGGCCTGGCGTCCGTGGAGCAGCAGCGCATCGCCAACCTCGTCGCCTACTGGCAACTCCACACGCCGCGAACCATCGAAGAGACCGGGTGCATCGAGGTGTCGGAACTGTACATCGACGGTGACGGCCCGAGCGTCGACACCCAAGTGCGAGAGGGGCTGGGTCTCTAATGGTTGGGGAAACGGTTATCACCGTCGTCGGCAACCTGACGGCGGATCCGGAATTGAGGTACACGCAGAACGGTCTGCCGGTGGCGAACTTCACGATCGCGAGCACCCCTCGCACGTTCGATCGTCAGGCGAATGAGTGGAAGGACGGTGATGCCCTGTTCTTGCGTGCGTCGGTGTGGCGTGAGTTTGCGGAGCACGTCGCCGGGTCGCTGACGAAGGGATCCCGTGTCATCGCGACGGGCCGGTTGAAGCAGCGCACCTACCAAGACCGTGAGGGGAACAACCGCACGGCGATCGAGCTCGAGGTCGATGAGATCGGGCCTTCGCTTCGCTATGCGACGGCGACGGTGACGCGTGCAGCGTCGACCGGCCGACAGCAGCAGCCTGCACAGTCGACCGAGTGGGACTCGCGTCAGCCGGGTGACTCCGAAGCGTGGTCCACCCCGACATCGGGGGAGGGGAGCTATGGAGACGACACCCCGTTCTGAGATGCGCATCCTGACCGTGCGTCAGCCGTGGGCGTGGGCGATCATCCACGGCGGCAAGGACGTGGAGAACCGCATCCGCAACATCGCCGGGGGCTACCGCGGGCCCGTAGCCATCCACGTCGCGCTCAGCGAAGACGAAGACGGATGGGATGACCCGAAACTTCGAGCGGCCTGGTCCGAGTTGCCAGCCATCAAGGTGCTCGGCAAGTTCTACCGGCCGCTCAGCCCCATGTGGGCGGAGTTAGGTCACATCATCGGGATCGTCGACATCCTGGACGCGCACGAGGGGCACTCCGAATCGTTGCACGCGTTGAGCGGCGAGGTCATTGCCACATCCCCATGCTCGCCGTGGGCGCGACCCGACACGCATCACCTCGTGCTCGCCAACCCGCGCGCGCTGACCGAGCCGATCCCGTACCGAGGCGCGCTCGGCCTTCGCCGCCTCGACGACGACACGACCGCGCGCATCCTCGCGCAGATCGGCGGGGAAGCATGAGCGATCGGGTATGTATCCGTGGCTGCACTCAGCGTGATGTGCACTGGGCGACATGCGCGTGGTTCGGGATTGACGACGAGCAGGGCAACGCGGTGGCCCCCTGCAAGGGCTGTGCTCCTCGTGAGTGCCGTGATGGGTCGCTGGTCTGTGACCAGTGCTTCGGTCGCGCCCGTGCTCTCCTATCCGATGCCCCTGACCTGCTGGGTCGTCTGCGGTCTTTGGGGGATCCGTCGAAGTCGGGGTGGAACTGGGATCGGGGTGAGGTGATTCGCACGTCGTCGCCGCATCCGCCGGCGCCGATTGGTGATGACCTGATCGATGCAATTCACGCGGTGGAGACGGCGGTGCGGTTCTTCGGCCCGGACATCGCCGCTACGTCGAATGATGCGGACGCGATGGGGTGGCTGGGCCCGCTGGTGTTGGACCGTCACGCCCCGGATCATGACGGCGTCCGGGAGGGGTGGTCTGTTCGGGATGCTGTGGACCGGTGGGGCGTGGAACGTCAGGACACGTTCCGTTTCCCGCGTCGTCTGCCGTCTGCACCTCACGGGTCGTATGCCCGGTTCGATGAGGAGGAGGAGGCGGGGTCGGTGACCGAGTGGTACGACCCGCTCCTCACCTCATCTGAGGCTGCGTCGTTGCGTGGGGTGAACGAGCGCACGGCCCGCAAATGGTTGGACCGTGGCCTGCTCGGCCCGACCGTGCGGATGCGCGATGGTCGGCACACCGTCCGGAAGGCGTACGCGTCCCGGTGGTTCGCGGTGAACCCGTGCCCCATCGTCCACGAGGGGGAGTGGTGCACCCGGGTGGATGGTCATGAGGGGCCGTGCGGACTCCGACCCGGCACCAGACCGATACCCACCAACCACGAGAACAGGAGCACCAAATGAAGCTTTGGGGTATCGAGGACAGCGGCCCGCTCGTCCGCATCGACCACCACAACCTGCCCGACCTGGACGAACTAATGCTCGACGTGCTGATGCACCCGGATATGCGCGACCAGCTTGAGGATGACTGGTCGTGGGTTACCGAAGGCGAGGACGTGCCGACGCGATTCGCGGGCGCGTACAAGCCCGAGGCGATGGTCGGGTGGTACCGCACCAACCCGTGCACGTGTGGCGAGGAGCACAGCTTTGACATGGGAAGCGTCGATAGCGACGATGACGGGCTCCCGGTCGGCAAGGCCGCGCGTGGGGCGTTCATGGCGGTGCACTTCGGATGACCACTGGATCGAGTGGTTCGTAGCCCCGGCGTGTCGTGATGATGTTGATACCTGGGTGGGGCCGTCGTAACTGATAGGCTTACGCCTAGTACTAGAACCGTAGGAAGCCCCGAGTCGCGTTACGCGGCCAGGGGCTTTCTCCGTTCCTGGGTGTTCTTCCTGCCTGGTGCCCCGGGTGGGATCTCGTCTCATTCGCCGCACGCTGTCATCTGACGCACGAGCGGCGCGACGCCGGCCCCGACCTGTACCGCGGGCCCGCTGAGCGCACCACCTTCTGCATGTGGAGCTGTGCCGTGCGTGTGAGACGTAGACGTGAAAGGCGGGGTGCCCGGCTGCGATGACGCACCGGGCAACCTGCCGCTAAGCCGGCGAGGGAGCCGCACATGAGGGTCACCCTGCTCTGCACCGTGTGTGTGGCTGTGGGTGCTTCTGCTGTCCTGTTCGGGCGGCGTTCGTGGCATGGGTTCTTGTGGTGGCTGTTCGGAAACGGAGAGTGAAGATGCTCAACGGACGCGACGGCGCGAGAGCCAATGACGCTGACGCCACTGAGGTTCAGGTGACCGAGGGCGGATATCCGTGCAGCGCGGACGGCAAGCCGTGCCCGTGTGGGTTCGACTCGGAAGACTGCCGATGACAAGCCTGACGCCTCGCTGTGGTGTGTGTGGTGAACCGGCGTGGGGTGTCTGCTGTGACGTGCTGATGGCTGAGTTGGACGATGACGGTGACACCGTTCTGAGGGGAAGCGACTAATGGCCGCTGGTATACCGGGTCGCACTACTGCGGCGCACCGCAAGAACCGCGCGAACCTGAAGGCTGCGGTAGCTGAGCATGACCTGCCGTGCGCTGAGTGTGGCGAGAAGATCGACACCACTCTCCCTCGCGGTCACAAGGATGCCTTCGAGTACGGACACATCAAGTCCGTAAAGACCTACCCCGAACTCGCCGACGACCCGGCCAACGGTCAGCCTGAGCACCTCCGCTGCAACCGCGCGAAGGGATCAGGTTCGTCGCGGCCTGGTCTCGGTGACCCATCCGAAGTTTGGTGAGGAGCGTTCAGTCGTGACACTCGAAGCCACACCACGCGAGCCCCACATCCGGACCTACACACGCGACGGCGCATCAGCCTTCGTCGAGGTGAACACCCTTCGGGTGCGTTGTTATCACCGAAGAAGCGCTGCACGCCATCCTCACCGATGCCGGATGGGGAGAAACCACCAAAGGCCCCACCCTCCACTGAGGGGTAGGGGTCTCCGAATCTCTACTCGCAGGGGCTCCTCAGTCCGCCGGGTGTGATCTGTCCCCCTCCGCGGGCTCGTGTCCCGTGTCCCACCCCCCGGGAGGTGGTCAGAATGGCCATGACGCCCGATGAGAAGCGCCGGCGTGAGCGTGAGCGCAAGGCGAAGCAACGCCAGGCCGCCCGGGAAAAAGCTCAGCTCGAGGCGCTGCCGCGGATCGGCCCCGCGGGCCGGAACCCGGGTGGGACATCTGGTGGGACAGAGGATGGGACACCCGGCGGGACAGCACCGCGTCGCCTCTCGAATGAGGCGGCCGCGCTGGCATTCGTCGAATCGCTCGCGGTGCCTCTCTCGGCGCAGCCCCGTGTCGCGCTGCTGGTGACCCTGGCGCGGGACCTCGACTCGGATGCCATCGCGCAGCGGTCGGCGATCGCGCAGCGTTACGAGGAGACGATGGACCGGCTCATCGCGGACGCCAAGCCTATGGAGCGTGACGAGCTGGACGAGCTTCGCCGTTCGTTCTACACCGGGAGCGTGGATGGCATCGACGACGACCCGGAAGCGCCCCAGCGGCGCCCAGTCCGCAAGAAGGCGTAGCGCGCGGCCGCGGCGGGTATACGGGCACATGGCGCCCCGTGTGTTCACCCCGCCGCGGCGTGCGCTGAACCCGCAGACTTCCGCCGGCTACGCGGCGATCATCTTCGCGATGCAGCTGCACGAGGCGCTGAAAGACACGCGCCACCGCGAGCTCGCGCCGAAGTTGAACCCCTGGCAGCGGTGGTTCCTCATCCACGCGCTCGAGCTCAATCCCGACGGCTCGTACCGGTTCAAGACGGTGCTGCTGTGGGTGGCCCGCCAGAACGGTAAGACGTTCATCGCGGCGCTGCTGATCCTGTTCCGCATGTACGTCGACGCCGACGCGATCGTCATTGGCGTCGCTCAGAAGCTGGCGACGGCAAAGAAGACATACGAGCACGCGCAGAAGATTATCGACGCGATCCCGCGCCTGAAGCGCGAGCGCGGCAAGACGAACTCGATCAACGGCGAGCTGTGGTTCGAGCTCAAGGACGGGCAGCGTTACTGGGTTGACTCGGCCGAGAACGGCGGCCGCGGCCTCACCTTCGACCTCGTCTTCGTGGACGAGATCCTCAAGCACAAGAACTTCTCGGCATGGTCGGCGCTGTCCAAGACCACCGCCGCGCGCCGCCGGTCGCAGCTCATCGCTGCGGCCAACGCCGGCGACACCTCCGCGGTGGTGCAACGCTTCCTGCACAAGCAGGGCATGGACGCGATCGAGGCCGACGACAAAGACACCACGATCGGGCTGTTCTGGTGGTCACCGCCTCCGGGCATGCCCTTGGACACACCCGAGGCGTGGGCGTACTCCAACCCGTCGCTGAACTACAACCTCCCCGAGGAGAACCTCCGGGCCTACTGGATCAGCGATCCGCGCCCCGTGTTCGAGTCCGAGGTCGCGAATCTCTTCGTCGACTCCTCCGTCGGCGGACCGTTCCAGCCTGGCAAGTGGGCAGATGGCTTCGACCGGTTCTCGAAGCGCAAGGACGGCGGCGACGTCTACCTCTGCATTGAGGTGTCCCACGACCGCAGCTACGCGCACATCGCCTTCGCGACGTACCGCGAAGACGGCCTCGTGCACGTCGGCATCATGAAGTCCCGCCCCGGGACGGACTGGATCGTGGACTGGCTGCAGAGTCCCGAGCGCACCTTCACCCCGGCCGGAATCACCTTCCAGACCAAGGGCGCGCCGGTGTCCTCGCTCATCACCGAGTTCACTGACGCCGGCATCGAAGTAACCGACTGGGGTGGCGCCGACCTCGGCCGCGCCGCCGGACTCCTGCTCGACGGGGTCAACCTCGGCAAGATCAAGCACCGCAACCAGCCGCTCCTCGACATCGCCGCGAACACCGCCGTCATGAAGTCGCTCGGCGGCGGGTACGTCGTCGACGCGAAGAACTCGCCCGGCGATGCCTCGCCGCTCTGGGGCGTGGCCGGCGCGCACTGGCTGCTCAAGAACCCCGGCGACGGCCCCTCGATCTACGAGGAGCGGGGCCTGACCACCGTCTAGGAGGAACCCCGCATGGCCCACCCCGACCGCCTGATTCGCTCGCAGATCCGCAGCCGCTACATCGCCACCCTCGACACCGAGGAGACCTTCGAGGGCGTGCTCATCGACGTCGACGACCGTCACCTGGTGCTCGCCGACGCCGTGTCCCTCGCAAGCAACGGCGACCGCCTCGCGATCGACGGCCACCTGTGGCTGCCCCGACTGGGCGTCAAGTACCTGCAAACCCTGACCACCTAGGAGGTTCCCGCGTGCTCCTCTCCAATGGATCAGTGGTCGCCACCCCGCAGCAGGGCGACCTCGCCGACACCGGCGGATCGTTCGGCGGCACCTACTACGGCGCCGGCGACGTGCCCCTCATCGGCGCGTGGGCGGCCTACAGCGAGATCTACAAGAACCAGCTGTGGGTCGGCGTCGTCATCCGCAAGCTCGCGATGGCTACCGCCCGGAACCCCTTCGAGATCAAGGTCGCGACGAAGGGCGGCGGCCAGGACGACGAAGAGGGAAACCTCGCCGAGCTCATGGCCCGCCCGAACGAACGACTCTCCGGGTTCGACCTGTGGCTGTGGACGTCATCGACCTACGACCTGTATGGCGAGGCGTTCTGGCTGAAGCTGCGCGACCGGAACGGTCGGGTGCGCGAGCTGCACCCCATCCACCCCACGAACGTCGTCATCCGCCGGAACGACGCCGGCGAGACGGTGTTCGCATACCGGGGGCGCACCGACATCGAGTGGCCCGAGCGCGACGTCGTCGTGTTCAAGAACTACAACCCGGAGAACCTCCGCCGCGGCCTGTCGAACCTCGAGGGTCTGCGGATGACGCTGCTCAACGAGGACGCCTCCCGCCGCGCCACGGCGTCCTGGTGGAACCGCGGCGCGCGGCCCTCTCTGGTCGTGAAGCACCCGAAGACGCTCTCGCAGGGCGCCGTGGACAGGCTCGCCTCGCAGATCGACCGGCAGTACAGCGGCACCGACAACGCCGGCCGCCCCCTCATCCTCGAGGAGGCGATGGAGGCGGCCGTGGTGCAGCTATCCGCCGAGGAGATGCAGTACATCGAGTCGCGGAAGCTTAACCGCGAGGAAGTGTGTGGCGCGTACGACGTGCCTCCGCCGGTCGTGCACATCCTCGACAAGGCCACCTTCTCCAACATCACGGAGCAGCTGCGCTCGATGTACCGCGACACGATGGCGCCCCGGTTCGAGCTGTTCGAGTCGGTCGTCGACCACCAGCTCGTCCCGGACTTCTACGCCACCGGCGGCGTGTTCACGAAGTTCAACATGGACGAAGTGCTGCGCGGCGACTTCGAGACCCGCGCGACCGCTGTCGCCTCCCTCATCGAGCGCGGCGTGATGAAGCCGTCGGAGGCACGTCCGCTGTTCAACCTCCCGCCCGCCGGGCCGGAGTCCGAGGTGCTCTACGCCAACGCGGCGCTACTGCCTCTGGGGAGCACCACTCCGCAGAAGGTGGCGACTGACGGCACCCTCATCCCGCAGCCCATCGAGCAGGAGGGAACCTGATGGACATCATCCGCAAGGACGCGACGATCGCGGCCACCGGCACCGAGAACGACTTCCCCGGCACTTTCGAGGTGATACTGTCCGCGCCCACGCTGGACCGCGACGGCGACACCCTAAAGGCCGACGAGTGGGTGCGGCCGCTGCCCGAGCACATCACCTTCGACTCCGACCACGGCATGTCCGTGGCCACGACAGTCGGATCCGGTGTGCCGCGCATCGACGACGAGACGGGGAACCTCATCGTGGCCGGCACCTACAGCTCGCTGCCGCGGGCACAGGAAGTGCGCACGCTCGTCAACGAGGGTCACATCCGCACCACATCGGTGGCGTTCATGACCCTCACCGAGGGCAAGGGCGCCGGCGCGGTGACCAAGCGGGAACTGCTGAACGGGGCGTTCGTCGCGATCCCGTCGAACCGGGAAGCGGTGGTGCTCACCTCGAAGTCCGCCACCGCGAAGGTCGGGGCGCGCAACAGCGCGGCGGACGGGGAGCTGATCCAGAGCATTCTGGACGCCGCCGTCGCCCTGGGCGCGGCAATGCCGTCAGAGAAGGCGTTCCGCGCACGCGCGGGTGTGAAGACGCTTGCCGGGTCGCTCGAGGCCGTGCAGGAGCGCGCCCGCGCGGCGCTGCGCGACGCCAATCCGGGGGACTGGGTGTGGCTTCGCGGCACGATCCCGGATGCCGACGGCGGCGGCACCCTCGTGTTCGAGGTCGAAGACCGCGACACGTACGAGACCGAGCTCTACCGCCAGAGCTACACCGACGACGGCGCGGCGATCACCCTGCAGGGTGAGCGCTCGACCGTGGGAGTGACCGAAGTGCTCACTCCCGACCCTGACAGCAAGTCGCTGACGCCCCCGGCCGACGCCGGTGCCGACGGTACGCCCCCCGCGGGTGCCGTCGACGCGCCGACCGAGGACGAAGCGGACCAGGCCGAGCTTCAGGTCCGCATGGCGCGAATCCGCGTCATGAACACTCTCGCAGGAACCAACTCCCAGGAGGGGAAATGAGCACGAAGCTCAAGGAGGCTCAGGACAAGGTCCGCGAGCTCTCGCAGAAGGCACTCGACGTCGCGGAGAACCGCACCGGCGAGTACAAGTCGTTCGCGGACCAGAAGGCGGCCCTCGATCCGCTCGAGGCCGACATCAAGAAGTGGACGGAGGAGGTGCAGAACCTCGACTACATCGAGGAGAAGCGCAAGTCCTTCGCGCAGGCATCCGGCGGCACGCTGGACGACGCATCCGCCGACGAGCGGACGGAGGCCGTCGCGAAGTCGTTCGGCCAGCAGTTCGTCGAGTCGGCCGCGTACAAGTCGCTGGTCGAGAAGGGCCTCAAGGGCAACTGGGCCTCGGGAGACGTCGAGCTGAAGGCGCCCCTGCTGCAGGGCAACGCCGGAGCGCCCGGCGGTGGCTACCAGGTCACCAACCAGCCCGCCGTCCAGCCCGGCATCATCGATCAGCGCTTCCGCCAGCTGACGATCGCCGACCTGTTCCCCTCGGGCACGACCACCTCGCCGCTCATCCGCTACCTCGTGGAGTCTGTCGTCACCAACGGTGCCGCCGCGGTGGCCGAGGGTGGGCTGAAGCCCGAGTCGGCGCTGGCGTTCACCAAGGTCGACGAGGTGCTGCACAAGATCGCCACGTTCCTGCCCATCTCGGACGAGATGCTCGAGGACTGGGCGCAGGCGCGCTCGTACATCGACGCCCGCCTGGTGCTGTTCGTCAAGCTCGCCGAGGAGGCGCAGCTGCTCAACGGCGACGGGACCGGTGCCAACCTGGTCGGTCTGCTGAACCGACCCGGCCTGGCCACCCCAATCGCGCGCGGCACCGCGCCGTCCACCGCGGATGACAACGCGATGGACGCGATCTACCGCCAGATCACGCGCATCCGCACCACGCAGTTCCTCGAGCCCGACGCGGTCGTCATCGACCCGATCGGTTGGGAGGGCATCGTGCTGTCCAAGAACCTGCAGGGCGCCTACTACGCGCAGGGCCCGTTCGTGCAGGAGGCGACCCCGTCTCTGTGGGGCAAGCGCGTGGTCAGCACCCCGGCCATCGCCGAGTCCAGCGCGCTCGTCGGCGCGTTCGCGCAGGGCGGCCAGGTGTTCCGCAAGGGCGGCATCACCGTCGAGGCGAGCAACAGCCACGCCGACTATTTCCAGAAGAACCTCACGGCTCTTCGCGCGGAGGAGCGTCTGGCGCTGGCCATCTACCGTCCCGGCGCCTTCGGACGCGTCACCGACCTCAACGGCTGACCCGACAGGGCGCCCGGCGCACACCGCGCCGGGCGTCCTGCCCTCAGCGAAGGGAGCACTCATGTCCGTCCGAATCGATGAGGACGTCGTCACCCCCCAGAGCACCGGCGCCGTCACTTTCGACGACGCGCCTACGACCACCGAGGCTGTCGCCGATAACGCCAGCACGGACGCCGTGGCGTTCGTGCCGCCGGGCACCACCGAGATCACCTACCCCTCGGAGACGGTGGTCGCTACCGCGAGCATCGACGGGCCGGTCACGACCAGCGTGTCCTGGCTCTCCGAAGTGCAGACCAAGCCCGTGGAGGCACCGGAGACCCCGGAGCCGACCACGAAGCCCAAGCGCGCGCAGACCAAGCGCGTCACGGCGAAGAACACCGACGACTGAGGAGGGGCGGGGATGGACGCGTTCGCGACGAAGGAGCAGATGGCCGACAAGTCGCAGGGCGCCATCCCCGCCTCCACCCCATTCCTCGACGACGAGCTCACCGCCGCCACCGGCTTGATCCGCGACTACTGCCGCTGGCACATCGCTGGGGTCCGCACCGAGCTGAAGCGTCGCCACCGCACCCGGCTGCGGGAGACGGTGTGGCTCCCCGCCACGCGCATCGTCAGCATCGACAGCATCATCGCCGACGGCAAGACCATCGACCCGGCCGGCATCGACTTCGACCCCGAGACAGGCTGGACCGAAATTGACGGCAGTGCCGTGACCGTGGAGTACACCGCGGGATACGAGGAGGCGCCGCCCAGCGTGGTGTCCCTGACCCTGCACATCGCGGCGCGCGCCCTCGGCTCACCCCTGGGGCTCATCCGCGAGGCAGCTGGCGGCGTATCCGTCGCCCACACGCAGGTCGGCACAAACGCCGCCGGCGGGACCGTGCTGCTCCCGCACGAGATGGCGCAGCTCGACGCCTTCCGCATCGGGTGGATCACGTGATCGGCGGTATCGTCGCCCGCCACCGCATCACCGTCGTGCGCGCCCCCGTCACCGAGGACCGCCGCGGGCAGGACGTGCGCAACTGGGACGCTGCCACACGCACCGACCTCGACGGCTGGGCGATCGACGCGGGCGACACCGCGGACCTGAAAGACGGGCGGGCGGGAAGCAGCGCGAGCTGGACCATCCGCGGGCCGCTGGACGCCGACGTGCGCTCAGCCGACCGGATCGTCGTGCTCGGTGTCGAGTGCGACATCGACGGCGCCATCCTTCGTCAGCCGGGGCCGTCGCCGCTGACCTCTCACACGATCATTCGTCTGACACGCGTCGAAGGGTAGGTGCCGAGATGGCTGATCCCGTGAAGCTCAACCTCGCCGCGATCAACCAAATCATGACATCGCCCGCTGCGCAGCGCCTCGTCGACCAAGAGGGCAAACGCCTGGCGCGCGCCGCCGGCGCCGACTTCCGCTACCGCGCGTCCCCGCACCGGTGGACCGCGCGCGGCTACGTCGAGCCAGCGAACGCCCGCGGCCGACGCCAGGAGGCGCGCGAGAAACGCCTCGCCCGTGCGATCGGATCTACGCCGTGAGCTTCGGCGATGTCGAGCAGATGTTCCGCGACTTCCTCGACGAGGACACACAGCAAACGGTGAAGACCGCGGTCCCCAGCGACCGCCCGGACGTGTTCACGCACGTATGGCGCTCCGGAGGATCTGCGTCGAATCGTGTCGTCGAGCGCCCGATCCTCACGATCACCGCATGGGACACCAGCGCCACGCGCGCACACGACCGCCTGCAGGAGTGCCGGGACGCGGTGATGAACCGCTACGGCCGCATGCCGCTCGTGCGCCGCGTCGAGGAGATCACCGGCCCCTACTGGGATCCGGATCCCGACACGAATCTGCCGCGCTACTCAATGCTGATCCGCCCCACCGTGCGCGCTGCCCGCGCGCCCGTGACCACTCCCTGACGCGCCGTCTTGGAGCACACCGCCGGTCATGACCCGGCTCCACACGAAAGAGAGACACCATGACCGTGAATTCCGAACTGGCCCGTATCTACGGGTCCGACTCGGACTCCGTTCACCTCGCCCCCTTCGGCACCGTCCTTCCGACCACTCTGAACGGCGTGCTCGATGCCGCGTTCGAGGACGTCGGGTGGCTGAATGGCGATGGCATTACCGAGTCGCTCAGCGGCACCGTCGACAAGAAGCGCGGCTTCCAGGGCAAGCGCGTCATCCGTCAGAGCATGGGCGAGTCCGGTACCTCGATCGCGTTCGTCGCGCTCGAGTCGAAGGACATGACCAACTCGCTGCGCTACCACGAGAAGAGCGTCGACACCACGGTGACCGGCGTGCGCAAGGCCGTCCGCGGATCGGGCCAGCGCATCTCCGTCCGCTCCGCCGTCATCGACCTCTTCGACCAGGACGACGAAGACGTCAAGGAGCGCCTCATCATCCCGCGCTTCGAGATCTCCCCCAACGGAGACCGCGTCGCCGGATCGGACATCGTCGCCTACCCCTTCGTCGGGGAGATCATCGGCGACTACATCCACCTCTCGACCAACCTCGAGGACGCCTGATGGTCAACAAGAAGAAGGCCGAGGAGAACGCCGGCCAGATCCACCGCCTCGACCGCTTCGGCGTGAAGCACGAGGTCACCGAGAGCGATGTCGTCCCCGACCCGCAGCCCGCGCTGCCGGCCGCGCAGACCGACTGACGACCTCACAAGACCGGTGGGCGGGGTGTTCCTCCGACGGCCCCGCCCACCACCCTTCCATCCACACGTCGGAGACCACACAGTCGGAGGAGACTGCCATGCCCAACATCCCCGCAGGCGCGAAGACGCCGCAGGACCACCAGAGCAAGACCGAAGGCCCGAAGGTCGAAAAGGTTGACATCGAGCTGCCTGAGTTCGACGACGACGGCAAGCCCGTCCTCGGCGACGACAAGAAGCCGGTAACCCGCACCGTTCCCGGCCGTCGCGTGACCATGCCGACTGCGGCCGGAGCGGTCGACGTCGACGTGCCCGACGAGGCGCTCGACGACTTCGAGGTGCTCGACGACATCCGCGCCGTCCAGGACGACAACGACGCCTCTCGCCTGCCCTCGCTGCTGCGCCGCCTCGTCGGCGACCAGTACCGTGACGTGCTGAAAGCGCTGAAGGGCCCGAACGGTCGCGTGACGACCGAGGCCGGATCGACGTTTGTCATGGATCTGTTCGCGGCCCTGTCCCCAAACTCCTGACGCTCGCGGGCGCCCTCTCGGAGCACGAGGGCGCCCTGCGGGCATCGCTGCAAGCCGCCTACGGCATCCGCCTTCTGATCGGCGGTCGTACGGAGCCAGCGCGCACCCCGCGCGAGATCGGCGACTACGTCGCGTATCTTCCGCACGGGTGTGCGCTCTGGGTCGAGACGGGCGGATGGCTCGCGCTCTCGGACGAAGCGCACCTGCTACGGGAGTCCGTGTTCCGGCTCGAGGTGCTCGCCTGGCAGCAGACCGAGGGCAAGGGCCCGAAGCCCGAGCGCATACCCCTGCCGCCTGCCGCCGCTGAGCAACGCGCCCAGCGGCGCGAGCAAGAGAAACGCATGGCCGCGAAGGCGCGCCGGCACGCCGAACGCGACCGGAAGCGATCGCCTACGCCGTAGGGAGGCCCCGCATGCCCACTGGGGTCGAAATCGCCAACGCCTATGTGGCCCTGCAGATCAAGATGCCGGGCGCCGCGCGCGACATCGCGGTGGAGCTCGGCAAGGCCGCCCCGGCGACGGAATCCGCCGGCCGAAACATTGGCTCGAGCATCCTCTCCGGTGTCGGATCGGTGCTGAAGGCCGGTGCGATCGGCGTGGGCACCGTCGCCGGGGCGGCGCTCGGCACAGCCCTGTTCAAGGGCTTCCAGCGCCTCGACGCAATCGACACCGCCCGCGCCAAGCTCACCGGCCTCGGGAACGACGCCAACACCGTCAAAGACGTGATGGCCAACGCGCTCTCCGCCGTGAAAGGCACCGCTTTCGGTCTGGGTGACGCCTCCACCGTCGCCGCGCAGCTCGTCGCCGCGCAGATCAAGCCCGGTCAGCAACTCGAGGGCGTGCTGAAGTCCGTCGCGAACAGCGCCGCCGCCGCAGGTACCGGCATCGGCGAAATGGGCTCGATCTACGCCAAGGTCGCATCCCTCGGCAAGGCCCAGAACGACGTCCTGCAGCAGGTCGCTGACCGCGGCATCCCGATCTACCAGGAGCTGTCGAAGAAGTTCGGCGTCACCACCGACGAGATCTTCAAGATGGCGTCCGCAGGCAAGATCGGCTTCGCCGACTTCCAGGAGGCGATGACCTCCGCCGCCGGCACCGTCGCGTCCGAGATGGGCAACACCGTCAAGGGGTCATGGGCGAACTTCATTGCCTCCCTGGGCCGCATCGGTGCCGGGCTCATGTCGGGCCTGTTCCCGAAGGTCACGCCCGCCATCCAGGCCATGACTAAGGCGCTCGGCCCGCTCGAGGACATCGCCGCGCGAGCCGGCGAAGCGCTCGGCAAGTGGCTGGGTCCCTGGATCGACGACATGACGGCCTGGGTCGCCGCGATTGACTTCACCAAGGTGGAGGCCGGGGTCATCGGCATCTACAACCTGGTCGCCAAGGGTGACTTCACGTCGCAGTTCCGTGAGGCGTTCAACCTCGAAGAAGACTCCGTCACCGTCACCCGCATCCTCCGGATCCGGGACGCCGTTACGGGTCTGTTCGACTTATTCGTGAAGGGCGACTACAGCTCGGCCCTGCGCAACGCGTTCAACATGGAGGAGGACTCCAACTTCGTCTCGTTCGTGCTCGGCGCCCGCAACGCCGTCCAGGGTCTGTACGACATTCTCGTCAAGGGGCAGTTCTCCTCGACGCTGCGAGACGCGTTCAACGTCGAAGAAGACTCCGGCTTCGTCACCTTCCTGCTCGGGATCCGCGAGGGAATCGGGTCGCTGTTCTCGTCGCTGACGAGCGGTGACTTCTCGGGCGCCGCGAGCAGCATCGGCAACTCGCTGACCACCCTCGGCCCGGCGTTCGCGGAGTTCGGCGCGCAGATGCCGAAGATCGGCCAGGCGACCGCTGACCTCGCCGCCGGCGGACTCACCATCGTGACCCAGGTGCTGTCGTTCCTGGCCGACAACGTCGACACGATCGTGCAATTCATGCCGCTCATCGTCGCCGGGTTCATCGCCTGGCGGTTCGCGTCCGCGGCCGTCGCGAACGCGACGCTGGCGCTGCGCGCGGGAGAGCTCGCCGCGACCCCGGTCTACTTCGCGAACAACGTGATGCGCAACAACTCGGTGCGCATCGAGCGTGAGCTCGCCCTCGCGAAGGCCGCCTCCACCGGCGCGACGAACGTCTCCGCCGCGGCAACGACGCGGAGCACGTTCGCGACGCTTGCGGCCAGCACGGCATCCCGTGTCGCGGCTGCGGGGCAGTGGCTGCTCAACGCGGCCCTGTCGGCGAACCCGATCGGCATCATCATCCTTGCGATCACCGCGCTGGTGGGCGCTCTGGTGTGGTTCTTCACCCAGACCGAGCTCGGCCAGCAGATCTGGTCGAACGTGATGGGGGCCATCGGTACCGCGGCGACATGGCTGTGGGAGACGGTGCTGCAGCCGGTCTTCACCGCCATCGGCGCCGTCGTCACGTGGGTGTGGGAGAACGTCTTCAGCCCCATCGGCACGCTCATCGTGAACTACTTCCGCTTCTGGGGAGCAGTTGCCGTGTGGCTGTGGGAGAACGTCCTGGGACCGGTGTTCGGGAAGATCGGCGAGATCTTCACCTGGATCTACCAGAACGTGATCCTGCCGTACGTCAACAACATCGTCGCATCTATCCAGACGTGGGCGGCGATCTTCACATGGCTGTACCAGAACGTCGTGCAGCCCGTCTTCGCGGGCATCATGAGCGTGCTGAGCTCGGGGTACGTGTGGCTGCGCGACAACGTCTTCTCACCGCTCGGCTTCGCGATCGACGCGATCGCGAAGGCATTCGGCATCACCGCGGACTCGGTCGGGAAAGCGTGGGAGGGCATCAAGCAGGCCGCCGCCGCGCCGATCAACTTCGTGCTCGACACAATCTGGAACAAGGGTCTCCGCTCGTTCTGGAACGACCTCGTGCGCGAGCTGAAGCTCGACGACATGGCCCTGCCGATGGCGCCGCTGGTGAAGTTCGCATCCGGTGGTGTGATGCCCGGGTACACCCCGGGGCGGGACGTGCATCAGTTCTGGTCGCCGACGGCTGGTGGGCTCGCGCTCTCCGGCGGTGAGGCGATCATGCGGCCGGAGTTCACCCGCCTGGTGGGTGGTGCGGCCGGCGTCGACGCGCTGAACGCCGCGGCCCGTTCCGGGCAGTTGCCGGTCGGTGACGGGCCCGGGACCTTCGCGGGTGACGTGTGGGACACGATCACCCGGGCAGCGTCCATGGCGTGGGAGTTCCTCACCAACCCTGGCCAGGCTATCCAGAAGCACGTCATCGACGGGATCATCGGCCCGATGATGTCCGGGCAGAATCTGTTCGGGCGCACCGTCGGGGGTCTCGCCGGCAACACGCTCAAGGCGATGGCGGGACTGTTCCCGTCGGCATCGTCGGTCAGCGGTGGCGCGGGCATGGGCTGGGAAGCGATGTGGAAGATCGTGCAGGCCGGCGTCCCGGGCGCGGTGCTCACCAGCGCGGCACGTCCGGGTGCGGTCACCGCGAACGGTGGTCAGTCGTACCACGCCCTCGGGCGCGCGATCGACCTCATTCCGGCGTCCATGGCGACCTTCGACGCTGTCGCGAAGCTGTTCCCGAACGCGTCCGAGCTGATCTACAGCCCGGCCGGGAAGAAGCAGCTCCTCAACGGTCAGCCGTTCGACGGGTGGTCGGATGCCGTCCGGGCGCAGCACTACAACCACGTTCACCTGGCGATGGCGAACGGCGGCGTCGTGCCGAAGCTGTACGACGACGGCGGGTGGCTGCCTCACGGTGGCATCGCGATGAACCTCTCCGGTCGTCCCGAGCCCGTCTTCACCGATGAGCAGTGGGGCACGTTGCGCAAGGGCGGCGGCGGAGCCGCCGTCATCGTGCAGGGCGACGTCATCACGCAGGACGTGCCTGAGCTGTTCCGGGTGGCGGAGAAGGCCAAGCGTCGCAGCGCCGCCCGCACGGCCACAGCGAGGGAGGTCACATGAGCTACCCGATCATCCTGGCGTCTCCTCCCTCTGCCCCGCCCGTCGCGGTGGAGCAGAGGGAGGGGCTCACCCAGGAGTGGGTCGACTCAACCGGCGTGGTGTGGCCGCTCAGCGACTGGACGACCGGGGTAACCCTCGACGACCGGGGCGTGGAGGGGCTGGATAACCCCCAGCTCACCATGTACCGGTCTGAGTCTCGCGGGACACCCGGGCACCGCAGGCGCGGGTGGCGGGCGAAGACCCGCGAGGTGTTCTGGCCGATCTTCATCTACTCGGACACCTCTCTCGAGTGGCTGGCGCGGCAACGCGCGTTCCGCTCGACCATCCACCCCGACCGCGAGGGAATCTGGCGGGTCACCGCCAACGGGGAGACGCGTGAGCTGCCCGTGTCGGCGGTGTTCGACGCGGCGCACACGTACGACATCGACCCGATGCTCGAGGGGTGGGCGCAGTACGGCATCGAGATGGAAGCTGCTCAGCCGTACTGGCAGGGCAAGGCCATCCGCCGAGGCCCCTGGCGCGCACCGGACGCCGTCCCCTTCCTCCCACCTGGCGGCGGGCCTCCGGTTCGGATCTCGTCGTCGTCCGCGTTCGGGTCGGCGACCGTCCCCAACCCCGGTGATGTCGAGGCGTGGGGCACGTGGACCGTCGAGGGCCCGCTGTCGAGCATCGCGCTCGGCGTCGGCGCGGCGATCATCACGGTCCCGTTCGCGCTCAACGCAGGTCAGGTGCTCGTCATCGACACCGACCCGCAGCATCCGAGCGCCACGCGCGACGGTGACGACGTCACCGCGCTGCTCGGGCTTCAGGACTACGCGCCCGTCCCGTCCGGTGCGAGCGTGCCGCTGCACGTCGAGGCCACCGGGTCCGGGTGGGTCACGTTCGACCTGGTGCCCCTGTACTTCCGGGCGTTCTGAGAGGGGTCACCGTGCACGATGGTCTGCGGTTCGCGATCTACGACAAGACCGGGAGCTTCCGCTGCCAGCTCGAAGGCGTGGACGCGACCGCAGACCTCGCCCCCAACGCGGTGCCGACGGCGACGTTCACCCTCGACGACGACCGCAAGGAGCTCGCTGACATCACCGCGAACGGTGCGCGCTGCGGCGTCTGGTTCCGCGGGAAAGAACGCTTCCGCGGCATCATCCAAGAGACCCCCGGCGACGGCCCGTACGGCAAGGTCACCGCGCACGTCCGAGGTGATATCCGCAAGCTGTGGCACTGGCAGGGACGCCCCGTCCCCTCCGCCGGCCTCGGTGATCAGACCAGCGACTATCGCGTGCACAGCGGACCCTCCGAGACCGTGTTCAAGGACGCGGTGGCCGAGAACCTCCTGCGCCTCGGAGTCCCGTGGAGCGTGGCGCCCTCGCTCGGGCGCGGTACGGCGACCGTCGCCAGTCTGCGGTTCCACCCCCTCGCTGACAAGCTGCTTCCCGGTCTCGACGCCGACCATCTCATCGTGGCCCTGTCCTACGACGGCCCGAACGTTCTCGTCGACGTCCGCCAAGCTAAGACCGTGCCCGGCGTGCTCACGATCGCCTCCGGGATCCCCGAGGGGTACAAGTACGAGCGCAGCGGACCCACCGCCACCCGCGTCGTCGTCGGCGGCCGCGGGGAAGGCGTCGACCGAGAGTTCGTGGAGTTCCGCGACGAAGCGCTCGAGGCCGACTGGGGCGACATCATCGAGGGGTTCAAGGACGCTCGCAACACCGAAGAGGGCGCCGACCTCACCATCGACGCTCGCGAAGCCCTCGCCGAGGGGCGCCCGAAGTCGGGCATCAGCACGACGCTGAACGAGACCGACCGGTTCCAGTACGGCACGACGTACACCGAGGGTGACCTCGTCACCGTCCGCGTCGGCCCCATCCAGCGGGCGCAGCCGATCAGCGTCTCAATCACCGAGACCGCCGGGGAAGGCGTCGTCGTCACGCCCCGCATCGGCAACGTCGAGGACGACACCACCGACGCCCTCGCCCGCGACATCGCCCGTCTCGCGCGCGGCATCCGAGACACAGGGAGAAGGTAAACATGGCCGTCACCATCACCGACAGCGTCGGCTACGAAGGCACGATCGAAGAGCCCGACTGGGCCCGCCTGCAGACCTACGCCGCGGGCCGTCAGTACGGCGTCATCGGCGAGGGTGATTGGAAGGTCACCGCCGGCGCGGCAGACCGTGAGGTGCGCATCGCGCCCGGGTTCGGCTTCGGCGCCGGTGTGCTCGATCGCACCACCGCGGCGGCGTCGCTCGTGCTGCCCGCCCCGTCCAGCGACTCCGTGTGGCACCTGATCGTCGCGCACCGCGACTGGCAGGCCAACACCACCACTTTCGACGTCATCAACGGAACCTCCGGCGCCGCCGCCATCCCGACCCGGCAGGCCACCCCTGGCACGCTCGACGATCAGCCCATCGCGCTCGTGCGCGTGCAGGCCGGTCAGTCTCAGGTTGCCGAGATCCGCGACCTGCGGGTGTGGGGTGGGTACGGGGGTGCTGTCGCGTCCGACGACCTGGTGCGGCAGTACCTCACCCAGCTCGGCACGAACATCACCATCGCCGGCATCGCGTGGCGTCGCGACCTCAATTCCCTCGGTAACCCCGTGTGGGTGAAGGTCCGACCGATGCAGGGTGGGCAGCTCGAAGCGCTCACCAACAACGCGGCGCAGGCGTCGCCGGGGAGCGACCTTCCCATCATCGCGTTCGCTGTCGCCGAGGCTGTGCCGGCCGGGTCGATGCTGCACATCCACGCCGACATCGAGATATACATTCCCCCGGCCGACAAAGACATGGCCGGGTTCCTGCGGATCTACCGCGGCGACACGCTGCTCGCGCAGCGCCGTTGGCATTCGCAGGGCCGACGGGGGCGATTCACCTACCCGTCGGTCGAGGTGAACCTGCCCATTACGCAGGACATCCCCACCGGGACCACCTTCCGTTTCGCCGTCAGCACCGACCCGCTCAGCGGCGCCAACGTCGACCTGTGGCACGGGTTCCTGTCCTGGGGGGTGTCGTAACGATGGCCTGGCGCAACGGGTACATCCCGGAGGGTGACCTCATCATCTTCAAGCGGGGCTGGAACTCGACGGACGGCGACTGGTTCTGGGGTCTGACCCCGGCGACATACGTCCGGCACCTCGCCCTGATCGAGCGTGCACGCCGGCGCACCGGGCGGACGCTCGAGCCGTCGGATGGGTGGGGGACGTATCGCCCGTACGCGGCTCAGGTGATCGCCCGCCGCATCTACGGCAACGGTGCAGCCGTCCCTGGGACGTCGTCGCACGGTGGGTTCTGGGAGGGTCGCGAGACGCTCGCGATCGACTACAGCAACTGGTCGTGGGTGTACGGCGGGAGCCGTGCCGCGTTCTACGAAGACTGCCGTGCAGTCGGACTCACGCCCGGGATGATCGCCCCCGGCCGGGGTTACCCGGATGAGCCGTGGCACGTGATCGACCTCAACCCCCGCAGCGGGCCAGGCCCCGCTTCGAACGGCGCGCAGCCGTTCCCGCAGACGGTGGAGACCGTCGCCCCTATCCCTCCGGAGGAGGATGACATGCCCACTCACATTCGATCGACCATCGGTGAATCGCTCGCCATCGGAGGGGTCGTCGTGCGATTCCCCACCCCGGAGGATGTCGCCGCGACGAAGATCGCCGCCGGTGCTGCCATGCAGGTCATGGACACCTCGGCGGCGGTGCACACGAGCATCATCGCCGCCGACGAACGCCGCGACGCGAAGGCCGCAGCCCTGCCGATCGTCGTGTACGCCGACGGTGGCGACGGCACCGTGTACGTGTGGGAGAACGGGCGCCTCACGGCCCTCGCTGACCCCGGCACCCTGCACGACCTCCTCGACCGGGGTGCGACGGTCGTGCACTGGTCTGTGGGTGAGGTCAACAGCCTCATCGCGCAGCAGAAGAGCTGACCGCCGTGAGCATCGCCGCGCGCATCCGACGAGCGAGCATCTGGCACCCAGAAGCCATCCCGCCGCGGGAGCAGAAGTACCGGTCGCTCAAGCGCGTCTGGGTGCCCGCGTACGATGTGCTCGCGGTGTGCGCAGGTATCGCGGGAGTGGTCTACGGGTCCCGGCTGCTCGACCGTCTGTACGGCGACTTCACCGACGTGGTGGCGGGGTTCTTCGCGGTGGTCGCGCTGGTCTGCCTCTTCGGGGTGGCATTCCCCCGCCACTGGAAGATCGCGTTCGCTGGGACCAGTCTCGTCGTCGGGATGGTCGTCGCCTACGCGTTCGCCATTCTCGTGTCCCCGTCACCGGAGCAGCTGCTCGCGAAGGAAGCGCCATCGTGGTTCATCTTCACGATGCTGCTGCTGACGCTGCCGCTGCCGGTGTTCTATCTCGAGCTCCTCGCTACGGAATGGGCTGACCGGCGGGCGGTGGAACGGCGTCAGCGCCTGATCGGGGGCGTAGGTGAGTGAAAGCGGAGTCATCGTCGCCCTCATCGGACTCGCGTCCGCTGTCCTCGTCGCCCTGATTGCCGTGTGGCGGTTCTGGCGCAAGGATCGCGCCGATGCCGACGCCGTAGAAGAGGGCACCATCAGTGGCCGGTTCAAGGACGCCGACACCCTCATGCAGTACATCGATCAGCGCGTTGACGAGCGCACACGCAAGCTCGCTGAGGACCAGGCGGAAACGGCCGGCGAACTCGAGAAGGTCAAGCAGCAGTACAAGGACCTCGCCGAGGCCGTGCGCACCGTCATCTCGATGCAGTGGGTCTGGGACCAGCGGGGCCGCCACGGTGACCTTCCCATGCTGCCCGACCCGATCCTCTACCAGCTCGGCCTCGGCCACCTCACGGAGGGGTGGGCGACCGAACCCACCCCCGGGCGCGACGCCCAGTCTTGAAAGGACACCCCCGCATGGAAACTGCTCTCCCTCCCATCTGGTACGCCAGCAAGCGCGTGCTCCGCACCATCGTGCAGGCCCTGGTCGTGCTCGTCCCCGTCGTCAACGGTGTCGGGATCGCGGTCGTGTCGTACCTGCGTGAGCAGACCGACATCGTCATCCCCGGCACCGTATTCGTCGTGCTGAACGCGGTCGTCGCGGTGACGGCGCTGCTCATGGGTCTCGCGGCGAAGATCATGGCCGTCGCCGGTGTGAATGACCTGCTGGGTCGTATCGGGCTGGGTTCGGTGCCGCAGTCGCAGATCGTCGGCCGCGACCACGTCAACGGCACGGTGATCGTCGCTGCGGACCCGAAGGCGCCCACGACCCGCGCCGCGTACCGGGCGTCCCGTCGCGGCTGATGCTTCGTCTCCTGGTGGCGGTCCTCGTCGTGGGGGCCGCCACCGTCTACTTCTCGCCTCGGCGTCACGCCGGCATCTGAAAGGACCCGCCCATGGCCGTCGTCGGATACTTCCCCGCGACCCTCGCCGTCGACAGCAATACCGGCACCCGTCTCCGCAACGCTGAGGCGCAGGTGTTCGCCATGACGGACACGTCGTTCACGACGCCGTTGGCGATCACCGATGTGGCGGGGGTGCCGTTCACCGGGAACAAGCTCGTCTCGAACAGTGACGGGATATACCCCGAGTTCAAGCCCCCGGCGGGGGTGACGCAGGTCATCGTGAAGTCGGGGCAGGCGTTGACCCCGATGACGTCGATTGCGGTGGCGGCGGAGGCGGCAGAGGCCGCCGCAGTGCAGGCGGCGTCTGCTGCGACTGACGCGGGTAACGCGAAGACGGACGCCGTCCAGGCGAAGAACGACGCCGTGGTGGCGCGCCAGGCCGCGGAGGCGGTCGGTGCGACCACCGATGCGCAGATGACCGCGGTGCAGGCGTCGCCGACGTCGGCATTCTCGGTGGCGCAAAAGGCCACGTTTGTGTCACTCGCCGCCGCGGCGAAGAACCCCGATCTGCTCATCGTCGGCAACATCACCCGCGATGCGAACCAGGCCGTCACCTCTGCCGACGTCGTGTGGCCGGATGGCAAGCCCGGGACGTTCACCGCGCTCACGCTCTCGACGGCGTTCCCTGGCGCGGTCGACGGATACAAGATCACCTATGGCTCGCCCGTGACCAAGACCTACACGCAACCGGCCATCACGCGGAACGCGGCCGGCGCAGCGACGACCGTTCCGCAGATCGTGGTGAGCTGACATGGGAATCCTCGATGCTCCTGGTGTGAGCAAGGCCCAGGCTCGGTCCCTCGTGAACGCGGGCGGTTCAGGCGTCACACCTCCTGTCTTCGCACGCGCCAACAACGGGGCACCCATCTTCACGCAGGCAGCCCAGAACCCCGCCGCAGGAGCACTGACCCCCGCTACATCGGGGTCGATCTATTGGCCGTGGATCATCGACGCACGCAAGATTCTCGGCGCCTCGGCGCTCGACGAGTTCTACATGTACTACACGACTGATCACGAGGCGACACACGCGAATTCTGGCGTGTGGCTCGCCACAGGCCCTACCGAGCTCGGTCCTTGGACTGGCCGCGGGCGGGTCTACATTGACAACACCGTCGGCGAGCAGACGGAAACCGCCTCCGTCTTTGCGGACCCGATCGTGCCGGGCGGCCTCGTCATGCTGTACCAGCAGCAAGACGTGACCGGCGCCAACGGTGTGCAGTCCAGCAACTATGCCACCAGCGCTGACGGCGTCAACTGGGTCCGCGGCGGCCTCGCCATTGACGTGCCGCTCAACTGGCCCAACTCGGACGGCCACACCGGCTACGCCATCCCGCAGACCATCGGTGGCAACCTCACCGCGCACCACCTCGCAGGCGGTGGCAATTACCCCATGTTCGCGATGTCCACCTCCACCGACGGCCGAGTGTGGACCATCGACCGCCGACACCTGACCTGGCAGATGGACCTCGTCGGTGACGGACGCCGCGTCGAATGGAACTCCGGATATGTCATCCGTTGGAACGGACAGCTCTGGTGGATCGGTCTGGCGAGTAATTTCACATCCGGCGCGACGCCGAAGGATGCGCGCATCGTCGTAGCTCCCATCTCCGACGACTTGCACAACCTCACGGCGCCAACGCAGGTTGTGCTCTACCCGACACAGGGCGGGGAGTCGACGAACTACCGCGCGCTCTACGCGTTCATCGGCCGCGACGGGCGGCTGTACCTCTACTACCAGTGCGGCGGTTCCTTCTACGTCGCGATCGCGGGAGGCACCGCATGACGACCATCACACCCCTCCCGCGAAAGCGCGACGGGTCACTGCTCCTCCCCGGGCAATCTGTGACGCTGGTCGAGCAAGACTTCTCCATGCTCACCGCCATACCGTCTGGAATCACCGTCACCGGGTCGGGTTCAGGCGGGACCGGGGCAGGCGCGATGAACGGGACCGCGCCGACGGCGAAACTCCGCCTATCCGCATCAGCGTCCACCGACTCCGTTGCGATGAGTCTCGTCGCACTCGACCCCAGCCTCTTTCAGTGGATGTGGTTCGAGGTCGATGTCCTGACGCCGTCTGGCGGCTACCTCTCGCCCCTCACCCTAGGGCTCGAGGGGACGGGATCCCTCCGGGGCGCCAACTGGATGAATCTTGGCCCGACATTCAACTCTCGAAACTCGGACACCGCTCTGCTCGCGGAGCTGTGGGGAGGTAAGAGCGGCAAGCCACGCAAGAGCCGGACGGGACTGCTCATCATTCCGTCCCGCAAAATCATCGCCGCCACATACTACGGCGACGTCGTGAACGCGGGGTATTTCCCGAACCTGCTCACCGATGCTCCTCTTACGCCCAAGTTCACGGCGTCCGGCGCGGTGGGAACGGGCTATGTCGACGTCTGCTGGACGCGCCTTCGAGTCGGCACCTGAGACAGCGGCGCGCGTCGTCAGCCGGTGGACACTTCCATGGCCGGTCGGGGGCGCGCGCCACGCAGGCGCTTCTCGAGCGGGGCTTCCACGGCGTAGTAGAAGAACGCCGAGACGCCGACAGCGATGGCGACGAACACCAGGTCTGCGCCCACGCGCACGAGGATGGTCGCCTCATACACGCTCGGGAACAGATGAACCGCGACCGTCATCAGCAGCCAGTGGGTGAGGTAGAGCGCGAAGGACCACTCGCCTAGGCGGATGGCCATGCGTGACCGTAGCCACCCGGGCTTCCCCGAAAGGTCGGAATACCCCGCCGCGGCGATCAGCCACAGCACGAATGGCAGGAGGATTGCATCCTCGATCCCGTGGCCGGCGGGGCCGAAGGCGACTTGTGCGCCGGCCAGCCCGCAGTAGGCAACACCGAGCGCCAGCGTCGGAATCCACAGAGGGTGGCTGATGCGCACTCCTTCCTTCATCCACAGCGCGAGAGCGCACCCGGCCAGGAACCCGATGATGCGGAACGGCGGGAAGACGTAGAGCAGGAAGCTGCTGAGGTCGCCGACTCCGAGCGCGACGGTGACGGCGGCCGCGATCAGCAGGTCGGCGGCGACGAGTGCGATGACGGCGTTCCTCGCTGAACGTGCGGTTAGGCGGCGAAGAACCGGGATGACGAACGGGAACGCGAGATAGAAGAACGCCTCGCACGCGAGTGACCAGCTTGGCGCGTTCATCCCGAAGTAGACATCACGGTCGGGCACCCAGGACTGGACGAGCAGCGCGTTCGTGATGGCTTCGGGCGCGGTGATCCGACTGCCGGTCCACAGCAGCACGGGCACGGCGATCAGGAGGGTGACGAAGTGCATCGGGTAGACCCGTGCGAAGCGTCGCCGGTAGAACCTCCCCGGGGTGTCGTCGTTGCGTAGGTTCCACGTGAGGATGAAGCCGGATAGGGCGAAGAAGAACCCCACACCGGTCGTGCCGAGCACCGCCAACGTGGACACGCCAGGGATCGGCGCGAACTCTCGCGTGATGTGGTTCAGCACGACCACGAGCGCCGCGAAGAAACGCAGCGACGTCAGACGGTCGAGAAACACACGCTCCGGTATGGCCTGCCCCATGGTCATGGCGCTGAGCGTATCGCGGCGACACCCGGCTGCATCACTCGTGAGCGGATAGATCTACCCATGACGACGCCCCCGGTGTCCCTCTTCGGAGGTGACACCGGGGGCGTTTCGTGGTTTGTCAGGCGTGGATGACGAGCGCGCCCGCGTGGCAAAGCACGACGATCTGCCCCCCGGTTTCAATGACGTGCCAGCCGTTGTCCTTCGCTCGCTGAACGATCTCGTCGAATGCGCCCTGGTCAATGACGTCGTTTACGCTTCGACGGACCACTCCGCCCACAGCGACTTGTCCCGCGGCGAACATCTGATCTACCCATGCAGACATGGATCCCCCTCTGTATCTGGTGAGGAGACGCTATCGGGTCGCCACCAGAATGCGCGACGTTCAGACGTGGCGCACGTGCAGCAGGATCCACCCGTCGGGCACCTGCGCTCGCAGCGAAGCCATGTCGGCGGCTTCGATGTCGCGTGCCCCGTCGCGCCGTGAGTACGTGCCGGATGCGGTGAGCGTGTCCGTGCCCTTCCCCATCCGCACGGGCGCGTCGGTGAGGACGAACCCGGCCGGCGCTTGCTGCTCGAGCAGGGTGTGCGCTTCTTCGAGGGAGCGCGCCTCCACCTCGACGGTAGATGTCTCGCGGGGGCGGATGGTTCCGATGAGCACCAGGTCAGCCTATGGTGCGTACGGTGACGGCGTTGCGCCAGACCACCGGCTGCCAATGCCCACCGTCGCACGGTACTTCGAGCATGACGACTCGATCGTTAGCGCCCATCGCCCACGCCTCGACGCGCTCGGCGGCTCGGTTTGGGAACTGCACCCACGCCCACACTGGGCGACGCGTCTCGAACCACTCGACCGGCTGCGGCCCGTACGCCTGTAGTGGGAGCGTCATCGGCTTCACCGCAGCGAGCACCCGAGAGAGCTTCTCGTCACTGACCTTGTTCGAGCCCATGCAGACCGGTCCCCTTCCCCGGCCATGGGACAGGCTACGTCACCCCACCGACACCGGGATGACGTCGACGCGGCACGCGTGGCACCACGTCGCGGCGATGACGGTACCGCACAGGGGGCAGGAAATCGGGGGCGGGATGCTCATGCGGGGAGCGTAGCGGCGATGTCGGAGGCCCCGAGGAGACTATCCACATGCCCACCGTCCCCGAGCTCTTCGCGTTCGAGAACCGCCACCCCCGGCACACCAGCCGCAAGGAGGCGCTCATCTTCGACGAGCTCGGGCTGAGGCCGGCACGGTACTACCAGATGCTCCTGCATGCAGCGAGGTCGGCGGAGGGGTGGGCGCTGGACCCGATGCTCTGCCGTCGCACCCTCGCGAGGGAGGCGGCGTGATGGACCACGCGCTCGAGGAGCTCATCCCGGACGAGGACGTCGACGGCTTGTTCGTCGTGTGGGTGTGCGAGTGCGGGAAGCGTGGCCGCGCGGCGACGCAGCAGACCGCGCACACCGGGTGGCGAAGGCACGCTGAGCGGGGCGAGAACGTGTGGTGCGGGGGAGTGGTCTGAGCGCATGAAGAAAGCCCCCGCTCGGCGAGACGGGGGCTGTACTTCGGGGGGATAAGCGCTCGGCTTATAGTCCGGGGTTGATAAGTGGTGGGCTTATCCGGTGGCCGCGGTGTGCGGCGGTTGCTCTTCTGTGGTGGTTTCCCACGGGTGTATTCCTCACTGCTCGGGGCGGTGTTTATCGGCGGATCCGAGCAACGCGTCCTTGAATGCCAAGCCGACATCTCCGATTCGCCGCCCAAGGATGAAGACCGCCCAAGCCGTCGTCTTCTCCATCTCGGCCCAGTACGCATCAGCGTTGCCTCCGATGACGTACTGGATGTCATCCCGGTTCTGTGGCAACTCAAGCCAGGCGGATCTGTCGCCGGGGGTGGGATCGGTGATTTCGGGCATTTGGGTGCGTTCCTTCGTGCGTGGTGTGCGGGGGAATCGTGTTGCCGTTGGCGGGGACTCCGTCGTCCCCTGCTTATCTTCTGGCGTGCCGCGCTTCCGCGTTCACCGCCACCGACCTGGTGGTGTTGTTATCCATATGGGTAACGTACCGCAGTATCCGAACGGATAACAAGTCCGGCGCGGGGGAATCTGCCCGGTAGGCTCGAACCCTCATGTCACAGTTAGCAATCGGCATCGTCGGCCTTCCCAACGTCGGAAAGTCGACCCTCTTCAACGCCCTGACCAAGAACTCGGTGCTCGCCGCGAACTACCCGTTCGCCACCATCGAGCCGAACGTCGGGGTCGTGAACCTTCCCGATGTGCGCCTGCAGAAGCTCGCCGACGTCTTCGGCAGCGAGCGGCTCGTGCCGGCGGCGGTGTCGTTCGTCGACATCGCGGGCATCGTCCGCGGGGCCAGCGAGGGGGAGGGCCTCGGCAACCAGTTCCTCGCGAACATCCGTGAAGCGGATGCCATCGCCCAGGTCGTCCGCGGATTCGCCGACGACGACGTGGTTCACGTCGACGGCTCGGTCAACCCGGCCAACGACATGGAGACCATCAACGCCGAGCTGCAGCTCGCCGACCTCCAAACGCTCGAGAAGGCCATCACCCGTTACGAGAAAGAGGTCAAGGGCAAGAAGCTCGACCCCTCGGTGCTCGAAGCCGCGAAGGCCGCGCAAGACGCCCTTCAGCGCGGCGTGCTGCTGTCGGCATCCGGAATCGACCTCTCGCCGATCCGCGAGCTGGGACTGCTTACCGCGAAGCCGTTCATCTTCGTCTTCAACGTCGACGAGGCCGTCCTCACCGACCAGGCCCGTAAGGACGAGCTCGCCGCGCTGGTTGCGCCCGCCAAGGCCGTGTTCCTTGACGCGAAGATCGAGTCGGAACTCATCGACCTTGACCCTGAGGACGCGGCCGAGCTGCTCGCGTCGACCGGACAGGACGAGTCGGGCCTCGACCAGCTCGCCCGCATCGGGTTCGACACACTGGGCCTGCAGACCTACCTCACCGCCGGCCCCAAGGAAGCGCGCGCCTGGACGATCCCGCAGGGCGCGAAGGCGCCGCAGGCCGCCGGTGTCATCCACACCGACTTCGAAAAGGGCTTCATCAAGGCCGAGGTCATCTCGTTCGATGACCTGGTCGAGCTCGGCTCGGTGGCCGAGGCCCGCTCCAAGGGGAAGGCACGCCTCGAGGGCAAGGACTACGTCATGCAGGACGGCGACGTGGTGGAGTTCCGCATCGGAAATACATCTGGCGGGTCGAAGTGACCGCGCCAGTCTCGGCGTTGGAGGCCGCCACCAATCTTCTGGCCGACGTTGACTCGTTGCTCAATCACCATCCAGCCCAGAAGGACCCCAAGCCGGGCAAGCCCGCGGGGCCAGGTTACGCACCGCTGCTTCGGGCAGGCACGTCGCTTTGTTATACCGCTTGGGAGGTCTACGTAGAAGAGGCGCTCCTGGAGACGGTGAGTTGGCTGATCGAGAACAGATCGCCCAGCGAACTCCCGGACGCACTGAGGTCGTGGGTGTCGGATCAGAGTGGCGATCCGTGGGCGTTCGTGGGCGATTCGTGGCGTACCGCGGTCTTGGAACTGGTGCGGTCGCGGGTGGAAGGTGACGAGAAGGGACGCTTTGGGTTCAACACCGCAAGCGTTCCCGGTATCGAGGGTCTATACCTCCAGGTGCTCGGGTACAGCCCCCTACGGACAATCAGTTGGCAGAAGAAGGCGAACACCGCAGTGCGAAAGGATATCTCGCAGCTCGTGACGACGCGTGGCGAAATTGTGCACCGGGGCACGACCCCTGGATCACTGACCCTCGGGGGAGTGCGGGGTTGGGCAGATTTCGTGCGACGTTTGACCGAGAAGTTCGACGAGCGCATGGTCGAGTTCCGCACCGGTAGTGCCTCGGGCGGATCGAAGTAACCGTGACGCTCGATCCGGTCGCGATCACCGCCCTCATCGTGGCGGTGGTGGCGATACCGATCACCATCTGGGCCACGCGGCGATGGGGCAATCGACGCGCTGTCCTCACCTATGCGGTCGAAACTGTTCCTCTCCTACCTGGCGACGATCAGGCTCTGCTCCTAGAGGTTCGCTACCTCGGGGTGCCGATCCCCGACCCGCATCTGTTGACGGTCACCTTCCGTAACACGGGTCCGAAGGACATACCGTCCGACTCGTTCGACGCCGGTAAACCCATCGTCATCAAGTTCACTGCCAAGTCCTACGGGGTGACGGCGTCGGCGGGCGGGCCTGATTGGTACGCACCCGGCCCGGACGCGAGCAGCGGCGAGGCGAAGGTCGAACTCCGCCCGCGACTTCTAAAACGCGGTCAGAGTTGGTCGCTCTCCCTCATCGTGCAGGGTCCCGTCGAGCCGGTGATCGAGTCCCCGCTGGTCGAGACCGACTTGAAGATCGGCAGTAGCGATATCGGCACTCCTCTGGAGGTCGTCGTCCACGTGCTCGGGCAGGCCCTACCGCTACCAGGAATGGTCCTACCGTGGCGGATGTTCGGAGGAAAGTAGCCGCCGACCCTGTGCACAAGGTTGTGGATCCAGGATTTGCGAATCGAGACTGCCGCTAGCGCGTAACGCGCCTCAAAAGCCCAGGTTAGCGCGTACATCCATCAATGCCGTATGCTGAGGAAAGGCCCCGCTCCGACCCTGTGGCCTCGACTCGTCCTCGAACCCCTGGAGCGGGGCCTTCGCCATGCCACGATCTAGACGGTTAGCGCGTGACGCGCATTAAATAGCATGCTTGCATGCGGAACGCAAGACGAGTACGGTACTGCGTGACGAGTCCGAGGCCCCCACGGTGCACTCTCTCGTCGCTGTCGGCACTTAAACACCCTCAGCGGAAGTCGACACCGCGCCGTCGTCTAGAAGGCGGTCCCTCAGGGTCACACGTCGTTCGCCCCCATTCGGGTGGCGGGCTATTCGTCGTGGCCTCCCTCCGGACATGTTTAGCCGGTAACGGGCAGAAATCTGGCGCGCCCGTTCTGGAGTCCGAAGGGCTCCCACCGTGGCTTATGCCTTCCTGGAGGAACCATGTTCGACACCGAGGACGACTGGAACGCGATGTTCGCCGACTTGGCCGCACAGAAAGCCGAGGCCGACAAGGCCACCGCCGCCCTCATGGCCCGACGCCTCACTGTCGAGCGTGAGCACCGAGCCCGTGGGCACGCCATCGACGAGCGAGAACGGCTCCGCCAGCAGGCCCTGCGGCTGGCACGCCGAGCAGGCGTACGTGGGCTCGCACGAGATGCCTTCAGCGACCACACCACGAACCAACTCCGCAACATCATCAACGAGGCCCGCGGGGTCCTGGACTCCAAGATCCGGAACTAAGGGTTAGCGCGTGACGCGCACTCTCCCGCACCCCGACCATGGGTTAGCGCGTACGCACTGAAACCATGAGTTAGCGCGTAACGCGCACTCACCGAAGACCCGCGACCAGCACGTCGATAAGCCCATCGACACCCCTCCACCTGGGCCCGAATCAAGACGCGACGACGCTCTAGAACCTGTTGTGCCGATACTCCTCCCGAAGCATCACGGAGGACACCTTGGCCAAGCCCCAATCACTGCACACGCTCTACGGGCGTCAGTGCACGGTGTGCGCCCACGTCGACCTGGGGGACATCGACGGAGCCTTGGTCGCGAGCGTCCCCATTGCGCGACTGGTGCAACAGTTCGGGCTTAGTCGCGATTCGCTCTACCGTCACCTGCGCTGGCATCTTCGTCCCGCCATCCAGGCCGCGCTGACCTCGACGCCGAGCACCCGCCCCCTGGCCCTGGTGGAGCGACTGGCTGAGATCGCGGATGACGCGCGCGCGGCACGAGCGACCGCCTACGCCTCTGGGAACCCCGCCCTGGGTGCCCGCCTGGGCGACGCCGAGACCAGGGCTCTAGAAGCGCTCGCCGGTCGATTCAAGATCACCCACGACGACGTGGCCGCAGACCGCACCAAGGTCGCGCGCATTGCCCGCGCCCTGGATGCCGCCCTTCGCGCATCCCCCGATCTTGCCCGCGGCGTGGCCGACGCCCTGGCCGCCGAGGGCCTGGGCGACATGGCCGACGACGTGCGCAACTCGATTCCCGATTCCATCCCGACGCTGGAGGCATAAGCCATGAGCACCGACACCATTCCCGACGACGAGACTGTGGGCCAGCGCCGCCTGCGCGAAGCACGCGAGCGTGCAGCAGAGCGCGCCGATGACCCCGGTCCCACGATCCGCCTTCCCCAGCCCGGCGAAGAGGTGCATTGCCTCGTTCCCGGGACGGTGCTCTACAACGGCGACGTGTTCGGCGGTGGCGAGCCCCTGCGCGCGGGTCAGGTCTTCATCGTCACCGCCGCGATGATCGAGGCCAGTCGCGACCGTCACGGCCAGTACCGCGGCGTCAGCCTCGTGCACGAGCCCGAGATGCAGCAGGCCCTCTACAAGGGGAAGATCCTCTTCGCCCCCGGACGCCCCGCCGACGACTTCGTGCCCTGGACGTACGGGGATGCCGTCTGGGCCGAGGCCCGAGAGATCGCCCGACGCGAAGCGCATGCCAAGCCCACCGACGCCGAGCGCCGCCAGGCCCTGGCCGAGGTGCACCGCAAGTACGGGCCCGCGGCCAACACGTCTTGGTCGTCGAACACCGCCATGACGACCAGCGAGCGCCAGGCCATCGCCGAGGATCAGGCGCGACGCACCGCGGCGTCGATGGGCATCCCCTACGTCGGCGGCTCCAGCCTCGGGAACGGTGGCCAGTGATGGGCGCTCCCGTGGGGAATCGCAACCGCGCGCGGCACACCGCCGCCACCGCGCTCGTGGCGAACTACCTGGACGCGCAAGGCATCGCGACGACCACGCACGCTCGCCCGTCGAAGATCTCGGAAGGCATCGGAGACGTGCTGCCCGACATCGACGCCGAAGGCCTCGCCGTCACGGTCACGTCCCGCGTCGACCAGCGCCTGTCGCCTGACCTCGACTCCGCCACGGCCACCGCCCGACTGTCTGGTGCAGGCGCTGGGGCTCTCGTCATGTGGCGCTCGCAGCGCGACATCAGCGAGGCGTACGCGGTGCTCACCCTCGCCGACCTCGCGACGCTGATCCGCCTCGCGCGCCCGTCCTGATCCACGAACTCCACAGACACCGCGCCGCTGGAGGTCACGGGCCAGCAGGCGCGGCCCCGCTCGGGAAGGCGACCCCTTCTCCCGCCTATCCGAGCACCCCGGCCCACCTCGCCATCGTCGCCGTCATCGTCAGCGGCGAGGTGGGCCCCCTCGACTCCCCGAGCTCGGATCACACACCCTCAACGCCGACGATGGTCGGCAGAACAAACCTTTCGGCTGGCGAGTTCGGGCCGAGTCCGGGGCCCCCTTCACCTCACGAAAGCGAGCACGTAATGCCTAGACATGCAGCATCCAAGATCGGCCCATTCAGGTACTCGGGAGTTAACCCGCGCCCTCAGCCCCGCCAGCAGGTTCCTGCGGCTCCTCAGAGCCCCGTCGATGAGTACCCCGACGAGCGCATCGACATGGGCAAGCTCGCACGAGACCGCTACGTCGCCATGCGCGCCGCCGAAGCGAAAGACGCCCGTCTCGTGGCGGTCGCTCCCGTGCCCGCCACCGCCCCCGGCGTAATCGTGTACCTCGGCGAACGAGCGCACCGCATCCCGGCGTCGTGGCAGGTACGCACGAACACGGCGAGCAACGGCATGAGCATGATGTTCTGCCTCGACGCCGCCGACCGCCTGCGCGTATTCACGAACGCGAGCGCCGGGAATCTCGTCGAGCTAGTCGACCTTCCTCGCGACGTGATCGCTGAGTTTCACGCGGCCATGTTCCCGGTGCGCCCCTCGTGAACGGCGTGCGCGTCGTCGGCGTGGGTCCGGCTCTCACCATGGCTGTTCCGGGCGACGCCCTCGTGCGCGTCTTCCCCGCCGTCACCTTCTGGCATGTCGGCGGCGATCTGCACCGACTCACCGTCCAGGGCGACGCCGTGGTCGACGCCCTCGTGCCGAAGGGCTCGCCCGCCTACCTCGTGGGCATGAGCGCGTTCGCGACGGACGGTGACTGATGACGAGCCCGACCGCCGCATGGACGGCCCTGCGGACGGCCATGCTCGACGCCACGCCCGCGTGCTCGGGAGACGCGCGGTTTATCGCGGACGACAGCGACCCCGAGCCCTTGACCGAGATCTGCCGCGGGTGCCCTCTACTCGCGCCGTGCAGCGCCTTGGCCGAGACCGGCAACGTGCTCCCCGTGTTCGGCATCGTGGCCGGTCAGGTGCGCCGCGGGAACCGATCCAGCGGGTTGATGAACGCCAAAGCCATGGGGCGACTCGTGGGTGCCTGAGCCGTTTTCGGAGCACCTCTATACATAAAAGGAACCTTTAATGTATGCTTCAGTCATGAGTACCGGCATCGACCGCGCCACGAAGGCCCTCCTCTACGTCAGGGTCTCGACCGAGGAGCAGGCCGACAAGGGCGCGTCATTGGAGGCCCAGGAGCAGGCCCTCGCCGCCGAGGCTCTGCGCCGCGGTTATGAGTTCGAGGTCGTGCGCGAAGAGGGCAAGAGCGCCAAAAGCCTCCAGGGTCGCGACGAACTCGCTCGCGCTCTGGATCTGCTCGACAAGCACAAGGCTCAGGTGCTGATGGCGGTGCGTATGGACCGCCTATCTCGCAATGTCGGCGACGTGGACGCAATCATGCGCCGCAGCAAGCGCAAGGGCTGGGGAATCATCCTGAGCGGTGAGCAGATCGACACGACGCCGGACGGCGAGTTCCGCACCTACCTGGATGCAGCCCTCGCGCAGCGTGAGCGTGGCATCATCGGTCTGCGTACCCGGGAGGGCATGGCGCAGCGCAAGGCCGAGGGCTGGCCGAACGGTCGCGCCGGTCGCTCTGTGAGCGCCGAGTTCCTGCCCACCTACCGGCGCGTCATCGCGATGAGCGGTGACGGCCTGTCGATGAACGCCATCGCCCGCACGCTGAACAACGAGGCCGTCCCCACAGCCAAGGGTGGGAAGTGGTACGCCTCGACGGTGCGCGCCATTGTCACCAGCGAGACCGCCAAGGGACTGGCCGGGTAGGCCCGTGCAAGCATGCTCGTCCGCCACCCGTATTATTTGGACAACCGCACCCGGTGGGGGTGCTGGGCCATGATCGTTTCGGGGAAGAGCTGATGGACGGTCCTGAAGGCTTCGACTACGTCCTGCTCGCGCAGGCGCAGCTTGGCGCGCCCATCGACTTGGTCTCCTCCATCGTGCGCACGAAGGGTGACACAAACTCCGCGCACGTCGCGGTCGAAACCGTCTTCACGGATGGAGAGCACCCGTTTGACGAACTGAAGCTCGCCGGTGTCGCGGTTCGCCGCCACCACGGGCCGAACTATGTCGTCCTCGAACTCTCCGACGCAGACGGACAGTGGGCGGCAGCGGCATTCACGACGGGGCACGAAGGTGTCTTTCACATAGCATCAGGGCAGCCCCGGACGGACAAGCGTTGGGACAAGCTGGAGCGCGCCTTGTCTGCGCGTCAGTCAGTCTCGCGGTGCTTCCTAAACCACGCCGATTTCCTCACAATAGCGACGGATCTGGGGCGCTACAGTCCGATCCTCGTATCGCGACTGACGGCGCGAAAGACAGAGGACCACTCGTCCATCACGCGTGGCTTTTCTCAGTCTCGTCCCACGCCGCAGCAGGCGGTGGACGACATCGAGGATCAGGGCGGCGTCGTGCGCACCATGAGCATGGTGTCCGACGAGGTCTCCCTACAGATCCGCCGCATCGCGGGCGCAACCTTCTACGGCGGACAGCCGCGCTACTTCGTTGACAACGTCCTATGTCCCCTGGCTGCTGCTGCTGCTGTCAGACGGCAACTGGTGTCCAACAGGGCGCGGCAGGGCGTGGACGACGAACTCCACGCGCTCAGCATCGACCTGTCTGCAAACCTGTTCAATACGAGGGAGGAGACGGGCCTACTCCTGGATGTCGTATCCCAGATGCCGCACACCGAAGTAGCTGTCTTCCATCGCAACCCATATTTGCACTTCGCGCTCTTCGACTCACGCGACGGGTCCAACTTCGACATCGTGGTGACCGAGGCCAACTCGATTCAGATCTACCCGGGGTACCGCGCGTCGCAGGATGCCGTCGCTCGTGTGGCTCAGGCGCTTGGTGAGCGGTTTGGCGCGTCGTCAATCGCCGACCCACCAGAGCGTGAGCGCGTGTCTATCGAAGAGCTGATCGGCTGAGCAGCAGATGGCAGACGCGCCCAAGCCGCAGCCCGACTCCGCGACGCTGCGTGAGTACGAGTTGTACGACCGCAGCGTGGACGTCGTCTCTGCGTTCCACTGGCTCTACACCGACACGAAAGAACTCCCCGACCTTGTCGCTCACTTCGAGCGCTACCCCACCGTCAAGATTCGGGTGGGCGACACCGAGACGAAGATCACTCCTGACTTCACCGTGCTCTTCAAGGATGGCACCGGTCTCGTCGCCGAGATCGCGAACATCGCGCGACACGAGAACTCCGTCGAAAAGCTTTGCCGTCAGCTCCTGAACTACTCGGAGATCACAGAGCTACCAGACGGTACCGGGGGCATGGTCCCCGTGAAGGGTGTGGACGTCCTCTTTCTCACTCCAATGAAAACGGCGGGAGACGCGGTTCAGCGCGTCTTCTCCGAGCGACTCGACAACACCGATCACTGGTACTCGCCCGATGGACGACCCGCACTCATGCAGTTTGCCCAGCAGACCGACGAGTACGTCTTCCAGCTCTGGCCCGATAAATCGATCAACGGCACTCTCCGCCCGCACGGAGACCTGAAGCTGGCGTCGCTCGACGTGCCGCAACTTGTCGTCAAGCCCGGGCACTTTGCGCAGAACAAAGTGCAATACGCGTTCTGCAACGATCCGGTGCCCGCTCTGTATCTCGCGACGCGTCTCATCGTCAGCGTCTTCCCAGTGATGCACGCAGAACCGAGGGAGGTATTTACCACCACCGTGGAGGACATTACAGCGGTCCTCCGGATGCAGTATGGGCAGGGACGCACCGCAGATGTCCAGAGAGCGCTGGACCTTTTGAAGACCGCGGGCTTGGTCACCCGGGCAGCAGATGGTTCGTGGCGAATCCTTCGAGGTCGCGCAGGTCTTGGACGAGAGAACGTCCACATCTCAATAGCGACGAGGGCCGCGAAAGCCGCGATGCCCAAGCCCAAGGCCAAGGCCGCCCAGCCGATGGTCGCTGGATCGGTTCCCCTATTCGACAACGCGGAGCAGTTGGCAGCGCTCCTCGACGGACGCACCGCGGGCGAGCCGGAGGAGACAACCGGCGATCTGAGGGGCTGAGCAGCACCTCAGGGGCCACGGGACCTCTCCGCTGAGATACGTGCAGCTCGTGGTGCAGCCATGTATTGCCCTTGCGTCCTCAGCAGCTGCCTCCGCTTCACCTCCAGCGCCCTCGGATTCAGCGGGCCGATGGCTTCCGGATCTTGGACTCGTCGATTATGGTCACTCTCTCTTCGCTCACACCAGGGATTCGACGACGGTCGCAGGTACAACGGGGGAGATCGTCTCGCCTACCTGGGTGCGACGCCAGGCGCACACCACGTCGGTGGGGTCAAAACCTCGTGCTCCCTGCCTTCCTGGCTTGATCAGCACGAACATGCAGGCGTCGACAATGGATCGGCGCAGATCCAGATCGGCGTCGAGGAACGCCTGGCCGGGGTCAGGGGCTGTCGCCAGCCGTCCGAGGGCATCGCCCCCGGCGAGCGCGGCACGGGCCTCTAGCGCGGCCTGGAGCTTCGCGGAGGTGCGCTCATGCGCAGCGGCATATCGTTTGCCGTCGATGTTGCCCTCGTCGTAGTCGTTCTCGATGTTGGAGAGGAGCGCGCGTGCGTCTGCGATGACGCTAGCGAGGCGGGCATCTTCGGCCTCGTCTAGGGGAGTGGCCATCCGGGCGAGCATGTCGGGCTTGCGTAGCCGGTCCACGATGGCCGAGACGACCACGTCGTTGATGGGGCCCATGGTTCGCACGCGCCCACACTCCGGGCAGGCGTAACGCTGTCCGTTCGTGCGAACGGGAACGCGGCACAGGATGCACTGGAAGAGACCCGCGCCCAGGTACTTCCTCGCGGTGCCCACGCGGTTCGTCTTGCGGTTCGGGTCGGACAGGATGCCTTGGGCCCGGTCGTAGACGGTCTCGGTGACGATGGGTGTCCACTTGGCCTTGTCGGGACCGGCGACGACCTTGCCGAGGTGCATCCGCCGACCGGCGTAGCGAGGGTTCGTCAGGACCGTGCGCACGCTGGATACAGTCCACGCGCCTCCGCCACGGCTCAGAACCCCGTCAGCCTCTAGCCCCTTCGCGATGTTCACGAGTTTCTTGCCACGGGTGAACTCCCGGAAGATGCGCTCGACCACGTGAGCCTCACTCTGGATGACCCTGCCATCCGTGTCGTAGCCAGTGAGCCGGGTTCCCTTCGGGACCCCGCCACGTGCAGCCCGCTGAAGGTTCGCGTCCTTCTGACGGCGACTCTTCCGGTCCATCTCCGCCTTGGCCACCGTGACCTTGATGCGGGCGTACATTCGCCCGCCATCTGTCGTCAGGTCGGCCTCGCCGTTCAAGGTGATGATGGCGAGCCCGCGGCGTTCCGCAGCGTCGATCCAGTCCTCGAGCTCCCTGGGCTGACGCGTGAGGCGGTCCAGGTCATAGCAGAAGATGGCGTCGATCTTCCCGGCCTCATAGTCGGCTTTCAGGCGTTGGTAGTCCGGACGCACCACGTTGATCTTGGACGCGCTCACCGAGTTGTCGACGTACTCGTCGTGCCTTGTGAGGGTGTAGCCGCGCTCCTTCGCGAGGGCCGTCGCTAGGTCGCGCTGGCGGTCGACCGCAGCGCCGTCGCCCGTGGCATCCTTCGAGATGCGGAGGTACAGCACAGCCCTCTTCGTCATGGTTCAAGCATAGGTGTTTTGAGAGCGTATCTCGGTGGAGTTCCGCTTCAACAACTGAGTCGCTCGCGAAGGCGAGGCGGAGAGCCAGTTCGGGCCGCCCCGCACGCGGCGATCGGTCCGTTCCGAGCCGTGCACACACCCCGCCGCTGTGACAGCCGCGGGATCGTGACTTCCCGGCGGACGACGGCGGCGGGGCGGAATGCTCAGTCGGCCCGCGCGATAACGTTGCGCCCATGATCCGGAACAACCGAGCATCCCTGAGCGTGCACAGCGACACGTACACGGTGGCGCAGATCAGCCACATGCTGGGGATCGAACCGGAAAGCGCCGGAGATGTCGGCGATCTCACTCCGTCCGGGCGCGCCGGCCGAAACATGAAGCCGCAGTACCTGACGTATCAACGTACGTTCTGGAGTCTTCACGAGGAATCGCCGGAAGCGAACGGGGAGGACGAGACAGGGTTCTCAGCACTGAGGAAGCTGGTGGAACGCCTGCTGCCCGTCAAGGACCGACTCGCCGAGCTTCGCGCAGGCGGAGAAACCGTCATCTGGTGGTCGGGAGACTCCGACAGCACACAGGGGGGATTCGTTCTCGAGCCCGACCTGCTCGACGCACTGAGTGTCCTCGGGTGTCACGTCTATGGCACGGCCTTCCTCAGCGAGGACGTGGAGAGGGACGCAGAATGAGTCCGCGCACCGCGGGTATGTTCTCGTCGCCGTGATGAGTACCCCATCTGCTCGTCGTGTCATCCGTCTCTTCCCCGATTACTCGCGCGACTGGCCGCTGTGGGAGAACTCGACGTCCACCTGGGATGTCGGGTACACGACGACCCCCGCCATGTACGGGCTCTCCGATGCGCTGACGGGCGCGATCGGCGAGTGGAACACGCTGTGGGAGTCCCAGTTCGACCCGTTCGACGGGTGGAAGAGCGACTCTGCTCGCGAAGCGTGGCGAGAAGCCGGTGTGGAGATCGCGAAGCGTCCGCAAGCGGAAGTCGCTGAGTTCGCCGACGTGCAGTACGAGCCGTGGCCGCTCGGGGGCGACGGTGATTGA